ATACGCATATTTCACATCGTTGTCGCTGTCGTAGATGTACGACGCTTCATTGATCTGGCTTGCGATCTCCACGGCTTCATTCGCCTTGTTCAGGACGATCGTCGCGTTCTCCTGCCGCGTGTTCTCTGCTGTGACGCGTCCGTTCTCTGCGGTCACGCGGGCAGCTTCCGCTTCCACGCGGGCGTTCTCTGCGGTCACGCGGGCATTCTCCGCGGTCACGCGGTCGTTCTCCGCATTTGCGCGGCCTGTCTCTGCGCTGACGCGCCTGTTCTCTGCCGTCTTTCTGGCGTTCTCTGCGGTCACGCGGGCAGCTTCCGCTTCCGCGTATGCCTTCATGATCGCGTCGAACAGTGACATTTCGTCGCCGGATATGATGGCGTCTTCGTCTTTGACGCACGGTTCGATCTCGATTTCGAACGTGCAGGACGTAATTACTTCAGTCATATCCCCGGACTTCACTTCGATTTCTGCCAGCGCCGTCCCTGCTGCCGCCAGTGTCTGCGATGCCAGCTCCATCGTGACGACGGAACCCGAAAATGTGCACGGAGAATATGCGCGTGTCAGGTCCGGCTTTTTGATGTAGGCCGTGACGTTTGATCCCGCCGGGATCTCGTAGGCCGTGCCGTTGTCCAGCAGTTCCACTTCGACGTACCTGGTCGCCCTGTCGTGCTGTTTTGCTGATACCTGGTACTGCTTTGTGGATCCGGACATTTCTATCTTCAGGCGTTTGATCACTCTGTTCAGGCTCATGTCTGCACCCTCCTTTCTACAGTCCTAACTTTTCTATGATCTGCGCGATCGTGACTGTCTCCCCGTTCGGCTTCTCAAATTCGCACGTCCCCCGGAAGATCGCATTGAATGCGAAGTCCGCATAGTTTTCCATCGTCGCCTTTGATCCGAAGGCCACGCCGCGGCCGCCGTGCAGGAAGTGCATCAGGTAGACAGCTGTGGAAACATAGTCGATCACTGTGACCGTGTTGAATGCATCCTTCAGGATGTATTGCACGTCATAGCTGAATTCTGTGTCCAGATCCCCGCCGCAGACTGTCGTCTGACCTTCGCCCGGCGTCACCGACTTCGGCGTCCTGTAACTCCGTTCGCTTGTCAGCTTGTAGGCGATCGTCAGCGTCGGGACGTTCTTCCCATTGCACCCGCTCCACGTCGAATCTGTCATGGCCAGAAAATAGACGCCCTCGTTCTCGATGGATCCGTCAGATCCGCAGCGCATCGAATCGACTGACAGCGTCGGCGGGCTGTACTCGACGACCGTGATCTTTGCCGTCTTCTCTGCGGTCCGCCCTCTGCCGTCTGTGACTGTGACTGTGATGTCCACCACGCCGTAGTCTTTGAAGGTCCCGGACGCCGGAAGGCTGTCTGTCGTGCCTGCGTATTCCCTTTCTCCAACTTCCATCACCACAGACTTGATCGCTGATCCGTAAGAGATCGTCACGTCCATGGCGGTCAGTGCGACGTTCGACTGGTCCTGCACGAACATTTTCCAGGCTGCCGGCACGCGGCCGCGTTTGTCCGCAACAGTGATCGAATTGATCACCGGCACGCAGTCATCCGGCACGCTGGCGTAAATGTAGGCCGTCATGGACTGATAGACATGTGTCCCGAATATGCTTTCAATCTTCAGATACATCGTTCCGGATTGTGCTGCGGTGATCTGGTCGTTCCATTCTTTTGGGACTTGGTAACTTGTCTCGATCCTTGTTTTTCCTGCCGTGATGCTTTTTGTCGTGTTGTATGACCTGTTTCCCAGCGACCAGGTGAACCTGTATTTCGCATCAGTCGACAGTTTGATGCCCGTCCCGTCTTCGATATTGATCGGCACCTTTTGTTTTCCATCGATCTCAATGTCGGACGCTTCCGGGTCCCACATCCATCCAGCTTCCAGTTTTCCCAGATCGTAAAAAGAATAGGTGCCCGTCTTGCCTCCGCACTCTATCGTGAAAAAAGGCTTGTTAATGACCAGGAAGTTCTGCCCGATGTTTAACTTTGCCGTCTTCACGTATTTTTCCCCGAACGCTTCGGCCGTCTCCTGGATCGTCCATCTGTACACCTTGCCGTCGATCGTTGCCGTCTTCGGAAATGCACTGGGCGACGGCGAAGCCATCCACGACCCATTATTCAGCTGTACCCATGCAATCGTTGTTGTGTCTCCGTTTACGGCGCCGTGCACTCTGCACGCTGACGCCATGAAGCCGTCGTTAATCGGGAATGTGAATTCACTGGATGCCACCTTCGTCGCCCTCCATTCTGAAAACGCCATCGGTGTCGATCAGCTGGCTGTATCGGACAGGCCGGCGCGCCTTCCTGACCGGTGTCGACAGCAGCATCGCGGTCGCCTGCACAGTGTCGGATCCGGATCCGGCTTCCTCCTGTGCCTCTCTCCATTTGACGCCCATGCCGTACTGCGTAGAAATGAAATCAAAATAGCCGCCGTCCTCTGCGGCTCCTACTGACCAGCGCCTGACCGCTTCGACATTCAGTATGTGCAGCTTGTCGTACTGAATGTATGCGACCGCCCTTCCGTCCTGGCGAAATTCCAGGCGCTTGTTCGACAGCATGGTCGAAAAAGGCATGGCGCCGCCCTCTTCTTTTTTGCCGATCTCCAGGCCTTCGTCTGTGTAGTGGAAATATGTCTCCTGCTCTTTGCGGTACGTTTCCAGGTCTTCGCCCTGTGCTGTGACGGCTTCTTCCATGGACCTGATTGATATGTTCAGATCCGTCGATGTCTGCTCGATCTGCGTCCGGTATTCATTTGTCAGCTGCTCGATCTTTCTTTCCGCCGTGTCCGCGAACTCCCTGGTGCTCGCCTTTGTGTCTTCTGCCAGCTCCCGCGACTCCGTCCTGATCGCCTGGACCGATGTCGCGATCTTTTCCTCTGACGATGTGATCGCGGCCTGGACCTGCTCTGTCGTCCAGTAACCGCCCTGCAGGATCCTTTTTGTCCTGCTCTCTGATACAGAGACAGCGTCCGACAGGGTCTTCTCCTGCGTCTCCGTCTGGATCTGTTCGAACGTCTTCACGGTGCTGGACAGCTCGCACGTGTTAGCCTCCGGCTTTTGCGGGTACTCTGTCAGCTTTACGATCCGCTGCTTTGTGCGCGTGTTCTCCGTCTTTGAAACGATCCACACCGTGTCGCCGATGTCGTAGTCCAGCAGGCTGTATTCCTCGCTTTGCGCGGCCAGATCCGCGACGTCTGCAGTGTATGCTGTGTATGGCTTCGACGCCGTTTCCAGCTTTGCCATCGCGTCTTCGATCAGGTTCTCTGTGACCGTATACCGTTCATCTTTCCATACCCGCGGGATGACCTTCTCCGTATACTGATGATTGTCTATATAGGGGACGCCGATCAAGATTTCCGGCGTGATGCCGTCTTTGCCGACCGGATAGATCCGCGTGTAAAAATCATATGTGTTTGACTTCACGGACAGCCGGCGCAGGTTCAGGCCCTCCATGAAGTAGGCGCCGCGGTCGACGCCAATCCGTTCATACAGGTGCACAGCCTTCCCTATGCTGTCGATCCTGCACTCGCACATGTACGTCTTCAGGACATCCTGCAGGACATCCCACGCCGTGCACGTGTCCTCGATGTCTATGGTGCGTCGCTTCGTGATCGTGCAGGTGCCGACCGTCCAGCCGGTCCCTTCGAATGCAAATTCCAGACAGGCGCGCGCCGTCTGCGTCCTCGATTCGAATCCATAGGCGAATTCCGCCGCCTCCAGCTCCTCGATGTTCAGCTTTGCGACATAGTTGTTTTTCTTTTCTCCTGTCTCGATCTCCTTCAGGACATATTCGTCTTCAGGCGTCCGGATGTAGTTTTCCGCGATCAGCGCCTCGATATTGTTCCCGGTCTTCGGATAGCTGAATGACAGTTCTTTATCCCCGGAAGATAAAGTCTTTTCAATCTTCGGGCTGTCCGGCTCGATCGTCGCGATCCTCTTGTGCGTCGCGTCATATACCTGGATCATCTGGCGCCCTCCTTATAACCACATCGGTGTGTATGTGATCTTTACCTTTGCGGACGGATCTGAAAATGTCAGGACGTTTTCTCCTGCTTCCAGACGCGGGAACTGCCAGAAGCTGACCCTGTCGAATGCGTTCTGTCCCTCTGTCGTCACTTTCCCCTGGCGTCCGTCGATCGTGATCGTCTCGCCCTCTGCCATGGCGTCCACTGTGTAGGCCTCGCCGTTCAGGCTCAGAGTGTATCCCGTCAGCTCCCGGGCTGCCGTGATCTCCATGGTGCAGGGTGTGCCCCTGCTGCTTTCCATGTAGATCTTCCCGGATGCCTGTCCGTCGAATTCTATCGTCAGGTCGTCGTCGAAAAAATATCCGTCTATTGACAGCTCCAGGACCTTCTTTGACAGGTTCAGCGTCTTATTCAGCGCGCTGTCTGTCAGGTATGCCTTGTATTTCCCTTTGTATCCTTTGATTTCTTCCAACACTGCAGACTGGCGGAACTGCAGCATGAACCGCGACACGGTGCGCTGAAGTTCCGCCCTGTTCTTTGCCCGGAAGTAGATCGTCAGCTTCAGGGTCCCCAGCGGGATGTCGGTCTGGTACTCTGTCGGCAGCAGGGCGCGCGGGATCATTTCCTTCTGGACGTTGATCTTTGGCGGCTGTTCCTCCACCGTCAGGAGCTTCGCCCCGTATTCCCTGACATCCACGCCGTTCACGATCATGTCAAAACCTCCTTACCTCTTGCGCTGGATCTTGTTCACGAACTCGTTTTCTACTCGTGTGTATACTCTTTCGGCCACTACGTCTCCGTCCATGGTGACGTATACATACACGACAGTGCCGCCTGTCAGCGCGTCCAGTTTCTTGTCCAGCATGTCGCCCAGGCGATCATAGAACTGTTTCAGCGGCAGGATCGCTTCCGCGCCTGCTTCGCCTCCTGCCAGGATCCTGTTCCCGATCGCTCCGAATGCTGTCGGCTGCGTCATGATACCGCCGTTTTTATACCAACTGATGGAGAAATGCGGGACCGACGGCGGGTTCAGGCTGAAATGGCCGGACACGTGAGGGTGCGGCAGCTTCAGGTGCGGCAGGGACCAATGGAAGTTAAATTTCGACCGCATGGCGCTGATCGCATTGGACACTGCATTCTTTGCAGCATTGATCGGCGTCGTGATGGCTGTCTTGATGGCGTTCCATCCGGATGACGTCTTCGACTTCATGGCGTTCCATGCGGAAGACATTGCCGACTTGATGGCATTCATCACTGACGTCACTGTCGATTTAACTGCATTGATCGCCGACCTTACTGCAGACTTGATGGCATTCCACGCGGAAGATGTCGCGCTCTTTGCGCTGTTCCATGTGTTTGAAATCGTCGTCTTGATGGCGTTGAAAATCGGCGTCACTGCCGTCTTGATGGCGTTCACCGCTGCCGTAACGGCTGACTTGATGGCGTTCCAGATGGTCGACGTCGTCGTCTTGACGGCGTTCCATGTCGTGGATACCACAGACTTCACCGCGTTCATGACCGTCGTGATCACGGACTTGATGGCGTTCCACACGGTTTCGATCACAGCCTTGATGGCGTTCATGACCGGGGTGATGATGTTGTCCTTCAGGGCGTTGACGGCGGTCTGTACGGTCGTTTTGATCGTCTCCCAGACCTTCGTGATCGTGTCCTTGCAGTTCTCCCATATGAAGCGGAATGGAATCGTGATCAGCTGGAAGGCCGCCTTGATGACTTCCACGATGAACATGATCGCGACCTGCACGACGTTTTTGATTGTCTCCCAGACCGTCGACACGGTGTCTTTCACGGCGTTGAAGATCTCGCTGACCGTTGTGCTGACGTTCGTGCAGAATGTCGTCACGGTCGTGCTGATCGCCGTCCAGATCTCCGTGAAGAACGTACTGATGCCGTTCCAGATACCTTCGAAGAACGTCTGCGCGGTCGTCCACACTGCTGTCCAGCTTGTACCGAACCAACCCAGGAAGACGTCTGCGACGCCCTGCATGGCCGTCAGGATATTGCTGAATATCCCGCTTATGCCGTTCCAGACGGCCCCGAATATTTCCTGCACGCCTGTCCAGGCCTGCGACCAGTTGCCGTTAAACAGGCCGATGAACACATCCAGCAGGCCCGTGATCACGCCGAAAACTGTCTGCAGTACCGTCGCCACATTTGCAAATGCGCCTTCGATCACCGGCGCCAGCAGGTTACAGAATCCGTTCCATATCGTGCTGATGGCCTGCGTCACGGACTGGAATGTGATCCCCATGGCCGCCAGCCTTTCGGATATGCCGGTGACAAACTCCTGGAAGGATGTCTTTATCTGTGTCCAGATCTGGATCACGGCGTTTCGGAAGTCCTCGTTGTTTCTCCATAGCGTTATGATCACAGCCACCAGCCCGGCGATCGCGGCGACCGCTATTCCGACCGGCCCCGTCATGACCGTGAAGGCGGAGCTTAACGCCGTCTGTGCGGATGCCAGGATACCGGAAGCGCCACCCGCCTTGACGTACCACTCGACCATGTTCCCGATCTGCGTCGACACCTGACCCGTGAATATGATCATTTTTCCCAGCGCGACCAGCAAAGGCCCTGCTGCCGCCACGAACAAGCCGATGCTGATGATGTTCTGCTTCGTTCCTTCGTCCATGCCGTTCAGCTTGTCGACAAAGTCCTGGATCTTTCCGACGATGTCCCGGATCCGTGGCATCAGCAACTCGCCGAAGCTGATCGCAAGTTCTTCCAGCTTCGACTTCAGGTTTGTCAGCTGGCCCTGCAGGTTGTCCTGCTGGACCTCTGCCATCCTTTCCGCCGCTCCCGACGCTCCGCCGATCTTCTGGCGCAGGTTGTCGAATGCCTCTCCGGAATCATTGATCAGGTACCGTGCGCCGCGCAGGGATGCCGTGTCGAAGATCTGGCCCATGACGGAGTTGTAATCTTCTTCTGACAGGTCGCCCAGTTTTCCGTGCAGGTCCTGCAGGACTTCCTGGAGCGGCCTTGCTTTGCCCTCCGAATCGTAGGCGGACACGCCCAGCTGATCCAGCGCTTCCTTCGCCGTCGATGTCGGCTGATACAGATTTTTCAGGACGCGCTGCAGCATGTTGCCGCCCTCTGCCGCGGCGACGTTATTATTTCCCAGGATCCCCAGGGCCGTTGCTGTATCTTCGAACGACTGCCCTGTTATGGATGCCTGACCTGCTGCCTGCGCAAGTCCTGCGCCGAATTCAGACACGGATCCCTTCGCGCTGGATGCCGTGACAGCCAGAACGTCCGCGACCTTCGAAGCGTCTTTCGTTTCCATTCCGAAGCCGGACATAATGCCCGTCGCATAGTCTGCGGCCTGCGCGATGCCGATGTTTCCGGCTGCTGCCAGATTCAGCGTCGCAGGCAGGGCGGAATAGATGTCTTCCGTGTCCATGCCGGCCATGGCCAGGACGTTGATCGCGTCCGCCGCCTCGCTGGCCGAAAACTTCGTGTCCTTTCCCATGGTCCGCGCCAGCTTCGACAGCGCGTCCATGGTGTTGACCGTTTCGCCGTTCAGCTTAGAGGTCGAATCCGATGTCAGGCCCATGGTGGCCTGCACCTGCGACATGGATGTGTCAAAGTTGGCCGCTGTCTTTACGGCGGCAGCTCCCAGCCCAACCGTGGCCATGGATGCCGGCATGATCGCTTCGCCGACTTTTGTGATCGTCCCGCCGATCTTGCCCGCCTTCTCTGCATAGGCATCGAATGGCGCGCGGGCCATCTCTGCGTTCACGTTGCGGAGCTGAACTTCCAGTTCCGCCAGCTTCGCCTTCGAATTTGTGACGGCAGCTTCCTGCTTCGTGATCGCTGTCTCGGTCTTCTGTATGCTGCGTTCGGTGTTTCCCAGCTCCGACTTCAGCTTTTCATATTCCGCTTTCAGCTTCTTGGTCTGTTCGGAATCTTCGCCGGTCGCCTTCGCGCTTTCTTCATACGCCTTTTTGGCCGCTTCGACCTTGGTCTTCAGCTGGTCGTGTGTCGTCTTCTGCTGTTCCAGGGTCTGCTTCAGCTTCTGTTGCTGCGTTTCATTCTTCTGGACGATGTCCTTCTGCAGGGATACCTTTCCCGTCAGCTCTGTGACCTTCGCCCGCAGAATGTCGTGCGCGGACCCGTTCAGCTTCGCCTGTGCAGCCGCAAGACTGTATTCAGACGACAACTGCTTCATCTCTGCGGAACACTGGCGCATGGCCGCCTGAAACTGCTGCGTTTCGGCCTGTATATTAATCTTTACATCTGCCATGCTGTTCCGCTCCTTCCCTTAGTTTTCCTTCAGTGTCTTGATCTCAAAAGCCACATAATCAAGCAGGCTCATAATGTCGGCGTCCATACACTCCTGATATGATGATTTCATCAGCCTGATGCACAGTTTGACGACCCTGTCGACATTCTCCCGGCACACGCGCCAGAAGTTCCTTTCTTCCTGGTCGTCGTTGTATCCGTTCTCTTCGTCGTATTCGTCGAAGGCTGACTTTTCCTTCTCTACCAGCTCCGGGCGCTCCGGATTCAGGTCCAGAAACTTCTGTGTGATCACGTCCTGCATCAGGAAATGGATCTCTTTCGCGGCTGTCAGGACATCTTCCGCGTCCATCTCCCGGATCCGGCCCATCGGCATGTCGAAGACCTGCGACAGGATCCGCATGTTTGCGTCGACGGCGTCCTCGATCGTCCCGTCTTCATTGCGCTCCATGATCTCCGTATATTTCCGGTACATCTTTACAGACACTGCCGTGCAGGTCTGTCCGCACGGCAGTTCTAATTCCGGCATTATTCGCCATCTGTAAAATTTTCTTTGAACTTCTCCACTTTCACGTCAACCTTCTGCGCGACGCTGACGTCCATCATGGCGAATTCCATGATGATGTCTTCCGGCTGCATGCCGCTGATCAGGTCTTCCCGTGTGAACTGCGTCCCGTACAGCTCCACGATCACATCCATCATCTCGATGAACTGGTCGTATGTGTAAAGCCTGCGGCTTTCCTCTGTCTGCATGATCTCGTCGCGCAGTTTGATGTAATGCATATATGCCAGGGTCGTCATTTTCTGCGGCATGGTGTATTCCGTGCCGTTGATGATGATTGTCCTTTTCTTAGGTGTGTTAGCTGCCATTTTCGTCCCTCCTGTTACCTGTCTTTACTCCCGGCGTCGTCAGCCCGCTGTCTCCGTGGGCGGCTCCTGGACGCTGGCAAACCAGTTCTTGATCGCCTCGGCCGCAGCTGTGTCAGCTGTCAAAAGGTTCGATTCGTCGACCTCTACCTTGTAGTTGCCGTCGGACTGGCGCTCGTAGAAGTTGCCCTTCAGGGTTGCGGTCTGCGTATTTGTGCTCGCGCCCTCGGTTTCATAGTTGTCTTCAAGTCCCTGGTCGAAGCGGCCGGCATACAACCAGCAGAACTCATACTTGCCGTTCAGCTTTTTGGCGCGCCATCCCAGGGCGACTTCGGGCGCTTTGTCGCCCTTGTTCTTTACCAGATAGCCGTTTTTGTACAGATGCCCGAAGACGCGGTTCTTGTCCTGCGGGGCCAGGCTGTTGACCTCCAGTTCTACTTCCGTGCCGGTGTACTGCATATTGGTGTCTTCGACGCTGTCGTCCGAATAAATCTTTTCGGATTCGAACTTGTCGGAAATCTTTCCGGTGATCGCGCGCGCCAGCTTGGTCGGGGTGTCTGTCGCGTACTCGGTCTCTGTGTTCTTGGTCACTTTCGCGACATGGATGTCACGGAAGGACTTTGTTCTGGATCTGACGATGGTCTGTGTGTCTGCCATTCTTTTATTCCTCCGTTTCTTCTTCGGCTTCCTCCTGGTAGAAGAAGCGCATCGCATTCATGAAGACGCCCGTGTCCGGTTCTGCCGTGTCGTTGCCTTCTGTGTACAAAAAGCCGGCCGCCTTCATCAGTTTCTTCACCCGCTTCACAAGATCCTGCTGGTCGGCTGTCGACCAGATGTTGACCTGTATGGTCGCGGCTTCTACGTCGCAGTCATCGTCGGAATGTGCGGCGGCGTAGTCTCTCAGCTTCCACAGGGTGATGTGCAGCTGTTTCAGGGCGGCGTCATACCATCCCTGCTGTACGATGATCCCTTCGTCCTCGATCGGCTTCAGGGCGGCCGCTGCCGCTTTGATCACGTCCATGGTCTTATCCTCCCAGTTTCTCATTCAGTGCCCGCTGGAACTCTTCGTCCGCGATCCTGATGTAATCCGGTTCAGATTCCTGCATGGTGTTTTCCAGAAAGTCGCGGGCGGGCATCTTGGATGTGCCCCACTCCACAAACTTCATGTAAAACCAGTTTTCGGCGTCGCCGTTCAGCTTCCAGCCGACTTCGCCCTTCCTGGACGTCGCCTTCTTCGGGATGTTGTCGGCGGCATGTCCCGGCGGCCTGTAGCCGTTCCGGCCTGATTTCGAATTGTCCGCTGACCGCGGCATGTGCGACTTCATCCTCGGTTCTGTAACGTCTGCGCTTCGCTGATAGATCCGTTTGTTCAGCGCATTCATTTCCGCGTCCGACGACAGCGTTTCCACCTGCAGCCGCACGCGGTCAAATTCCTGCATTTCGAATTTGATCTTCACCGCGTCAGTCCCTTCTGTTCGCTTTCAGCTGGATGAACTGCATCTCGTTTCTGTAGAAGTCTGTCGCGTACACGTCATAGATTTCGCCCTCATAGACGATATAAAAATCCTTCAGGTGCTGGCGCAGCTCCTTGATCGCTTTGCAGTATCTGACTTCAAAAACTGCTGTATTTTCCAGGCGCACGTCCAGGGCGCCATACAGTTCCGTGCCATACAGGCTGCTGATCTTCGCCCATGCCCTGTGATGCAGTTCCGGTTCACCGTCCTTTCTGCGGCCGGCTACGATGCTGTAATGCTTTTTATAGATCTCGATCCGTGCAAACGACGCCATCCCATCACCTCAACATTTCCTTCAGCAGCAGGGACCGGACGGCATAGCGGATTTTGTCCGGCTGTGCCGTCGTGTTCCCTCTGCCGTCATACATTTCTTTGATGTATGCGAAGATCAGGATCTTCTGGCGGCTCGTGATGTGCTCCGGGTCGAATGTCGGGATCAGCTCCTGCATTTCGTCCAGCGTTGCCTTCATCATCAGTTCGATCAGTTCATCGTCGTCTGTGTAATCGACGCGGATGTACTGCTTCACTTCTTTCAGTGTCAGGTCCATCTTGAACCGCCCCTTTCTTTCTGATCAGTTTCCGGATCCGCAGATCAGCCGCCGATGTTCTCGGTGATCTCGCCCTTGATCACGGCCTTGTCATCGACCGCCTGAACGTCGAAGCGGTCGCGGACCTTGATTCCGGTCAGGTCTTTCGCCCACAGGTCGCCCGCTTCCGTGGACAGCTCCACGGTGATCTTCTCGCGGTCGAACAGGGTGATCGCTTCCTTCAGGTCGCCCATGAACAGCGGATACTTTGCAGTGGATCCGGACTTGACGGATGCCAGTGTCTTGTTGCTGACAACATGGACGGGATAGACGCCGAACAGAAGGCGCTTTGTCTTGTCAGTGACATCGGGCTGGATGATGTAATCCTTCTTTTCGTCCTTGAGCTTGTCCAGGTAGTTGAAGCCGTCCTGGTTGGTCAGGATGATGGAAGTCGGTGCGATCGCCGCGTCAAGCTGAACATTGAAGACGTCCTTCAGGTCGTCCACGTCGCTGATCGCTACGGCCTTTCCTGCGGTGATCTCGTTCAGCTTGTTCAGGATTGCGGCATTCCTGGTCGCCCTGGACTTGCGGGCGATCCACTTGTTCAGGTATGCCAGGATGTTCGCTGCAGTGTCCTGGAGCAGTTCGCGGGTGGTCTTCAGGATGCCGCCCTTCTTTGCGACCTTATACTTGATCTGTTTGAACTTCGGTGTCTCCTGTTCACCGAACGCTTCACCTTCGTCCACGTCGGGCCAGGGTGTGCTGTCGGCGTCGATCTCGATCACGCGGGAACCGGACAGCGTTGTGACGTTCTCGACGTTGACGTACATTTCCAGATCGTTTTCTGCGCGGCGCAGCTCCCGGATGTCGGTCTGGATGTCCTGCGGTACGGTGAAGCCGCCGTCGGATTCGCCGTCCTCGTTGGGATCCGCTTCGGTCATCATGTCCATGATGGCCTGATCCTCTTCGGGCAGCTCACGACGGCGAAGGCCGCACACGATGCGGTTGACGAATGCGCGGGCGATGGCCTGCTTTGTGGGATTTTTGTCTGCGCCGGTCTTCGCGCCGTCGACAGGCTTCGCGCTTCCGGCTGTCACTTCGTCCTTGATGCCGGCGGCGTCTTCGTCCTCCATCTCCATCAGGATGTCGAATTCGGACTGCATTTCACGCAGCTGGTCCATCTTGTCTTTCATCTCCTGCGTCTTGCCCTGCCCCTGCAGACCACGGATCGCGTTCTTCATGTCGTTGATCCTTTTCAGCAGTGCTCTTGCCTCTTTGCTCATTGTTTAAGATCCTCCTTTTTTGGTTTTTTAGATTCCCATCAGTTCCATTTCTGCGATCAGGTCGGCTTCCTCCTGTGCTTCCCTGGCCTCGACATCTTCCGGGCGCTCTGTACGGATGCTCTTCGGCGCGTTCTTCCAGCTGTTCATCATCCAGCTGACGCACGCGGCCATGGCCGGCCGGTCGTCGATCTCGATGTCGAAGACCTCCTGCGCCTCCTCTGCAGACATCCATGTCTCTGCATTGATCTTTTCGGCGATGTCAGATTCTGACACGCCTTCCTTGACGTGCTGCATGTAGATGTCTGTGATACTCTGCTGGCACTTGTCCAGTTCAGTGATCAGCGCTGTCAGGTCGTCCGCGTTTCCGTATGCGAATACTGACGGCTTGTGGATCATGATCTGCGCGCCCGTAGACATCACGATCTCGTCGCAGGCCATCAGGATCACCGACGCGATGGATGCCGCCAGCCCGTCGACGACGCCCTTGATGTGCCCCGTATGGCGGGACAGGATGCTGTGAATCGCGATCCCGGCGAACACGTCGCCGCCGCCTGAATTGATGTAGACGGTCAGGTCCGCGTTCTGATCGATCTGGTTCATGAAGTCCGCGATGTCCTGCGGGCAGACGTCCTCGACGCTCCATGCGTCCCATGAGGACGACACGATATCGCCGTAGATGTACAGCTCCGGGCCGGATGCTGCGTTCCTGATCTCCATGTAACCCGTGTTCTCGATCTTCTTAGTCTTCGGATTCTTCCGCGTGAACCGGTACTTGTTCACCATCGTCGTTCCCTCCTTCCTGCGCTTCTTCCGGATCCGTTTCGGCTGTATCCTCCGGATCGGTTCCGGCCGGCGTGCCCGGTGCTGGCGCGTGCACGTCTTCCGGCCCTGCATTGTCCGCAGAGCGCCTTCTCTGCGGCTGTGCTGCCTGCTGCGGCTGATTCTGCGCGTACTGTATGCCGACGTCTTTCAGCGGCAGGAAGCTTCCGTTTACGATCAGCTGGTCGCCGCCCTCTGAGTCTTTGAGGTCAAGTTTCCGCCTGCACTCGTTCGGCTTCTCGATGCCGTTCTGGATCGCCTGCGCCATGATCTCCATCTGTGTCTTCGAATCTGTCCGCAGAATCGCCTTTTCGTTCAGCTTGTAATACTTGCCTTCGTCATAGCGTTCCGTGTCCGTCAGCAGTTTCCAGTTGACCTCTTCTTCGTACTGCTTCAAGACGAACAGCATCGTGTCTACGTAGAAGGACAGCTGCTGCATTTCGCTGTTCGCATAGCTGCTCTTTTCATAGTCATTGATCTGGTTCGGCTTGATACCGAACGCGGCCGCGATCTGCAGTGCTGAATATTTTTTCAGCTCGATGAACTGGCTGTCCGACAGTTTGATGTCCAGCGGTGTCAGCTTCATCCCCTGCGGGATCGGCAGGATCCGGCCGGTGTTCTTCGTGCCGGCTCCGTATGTCTCGAAGGCCTGGATCAGTTTCCGCTTTGCGTCCTCGTTCAGGTCGCCGGTGTATTCCAGTGTCGCCTTCGCTGTCAGGCCGTTGGCATACAGGTTGTTCAGGAAGTCCTGCGACGCCGCGGCCCCGTCGACCGTCTGGCGCAGGATCTCCTGCACGGGCAGGCCCGTGATCCCGTCAAGGCTGTGCGACGTCTTGAAATGCAGGACTTCATCAGTCCCGAATACATACTGCTGGCCGCTGTATTTGTCGCTGTACACGTACCAGATCTTCCCGGCCCCGCCGAAGTATCCGGCGTCGTCGACGACGATCTGCACGCAGTTGGACGGCATCACCCACAGGTCCAGCACCTTGTATTCGCCGCCGTAGCGCTTGCGGCTGAACTTTGACCGGACATATACGTAGGCGTTGCCGAAGTGGTTCCTGTTCATCTCCACGGCATTCCAGAAGGCCGTGGGCGTCATGAATGGGTTAGGCCTGTACTTCAGCAGCTTGCCGACATCATTCAGCGGCGGTTCATCGATCCCGTCCGCTGTGCGCTGGTAGTATTTCCACGGCAGCTTTGCCACCGTCTCGGACATCATCTTCAGGCAGGTGAAGTAAGTGACTTCTGACAGTGCGCCGTTTTTGTTTTTTCTCTTGATCCCCAGCCACTCCAGAAAGGATTCCTCCTTCATGTCCGGCGATTCAATCGTCTGGTTCAGGAATGTCTTCCGGAACCAGTTCGTGACCCTCTGCCACCATTTCAACTTTCATCACCTCCTTTCTGCTTTCTTCGCTCTGCTTTTCTCATACATCTGCAGCCACATTTCCACGGACTCATTCACGTCCGGTTTGACCTCTCCCTTCATGGCCATCGTCCACGCGTCGATGATGGCGTCGATGGGATCGATCCGCTCCGTCTGGTATTCCTTGTCGATCTTGATCTCGCCGAAGCTGTTCGACACTGTCTTCGCGTTTGCGATCGACCAGGCCAGCATTTCATTCCCGTCATGCTCGACGTTCCCGGATTCGACTTCCAGACGGAAGTCTACCGTCGCGTCGTTCAGCGCTTTGGCCGACTGCGTGATGGCCACGCTGTCGTATCCCAGGGCGTCCAGATCTGACAGGAAGGCGCTGGCGTTGTGCGGGTCGTAGCAGACGAACTGCACGTCCAGATCCAGCGCTTTCGCGACCGTCTGCAGGTATGCCAGGATATACTTGTAATCCGTTTTTACGCCGCCCATGGTCTCTGTGACTGTGATCAGCCCCTGCCGGATCCAGATGTCGTACGGCACGCGGTCTGTTTTTATGTGCTCCTCGACCCGGCGCTTCGGGATGAAGCTGTGGGCGTGAATGTAATATTTCCGCACGCCTTCCCGCACCGACGGGAACACGAACGCGATCGACGTCAGGTCTCCGCCGGAAGACAGGTCCAGACCGACATAACACTTCTGGCCCCGCAGGCTTTCCAGCGTCTTCGCTGTTTTCCCCGCTTTCCACAGCTCCATGTCCCGGATGTAGACATCGTTCGTCCACTGGATCCACATGTTCAGCTGTTTGACGATGAAGTCGCGCAGAGAAGACCCGCCCATTTCCTTCGCGGTCTCCGCGATCGGGACCATGTTTTCCAGGGCTTCGTCGTCATATTCCAGGATCGGATTCGCCTTGATCCAGTTCTTCGGCGTCCACATGTCGTCGCCTTCGTCCATCTGTGCGATGTAGACGAACTGCGAATCGTTGTGGGCGATCCCCTTCATCAGCTTCACGCAGTATTCATAAAGCGCGTAGCACGGGGATTTCAGGTCGAAGCCGGCGGTCGTGATCACACTGATCAGCGCCGACTTCATCTTCTTGATGCCGCCTTCCAGCAGCTTGTACATCTGGTCGTCTTTGTGGGCGTGGTACTCGTCCACGATTCCCAGGTATGGCCGGAAGCCGTCGATTGATTTCGTATCGCCGGACAGTGCCCTGATCTTGCTGTATGTCCTGCAGCAGTCGATCGTGGAGTTGTGCTCGTGGATGTCGAAGCACTCTTCCAGATCCGGATCGGACCGGATGAACTTCACGATCTCGTTGAATACGATCAGCGCCTGGTCCTTCTTTGTGGCCGTGCAGTAGATCTGGCCGTATTTGTATTTCTCAAAGTTGCCGTAATAGGCCGCCAGGATGCCGTTCAGGAAGGACTTGCCGTTCTGCCTTCCCAGCTGGATGTATGATGTCCTGAACCTTCTGGCGCCTGTGGCCTTCTTGCGCCATCCGTTCAGCGATCCCAGGATGAAGCACTGAAACGGGTACGCCTCGACCTGCGTCTGCTCTTCGCCCTCTGCGATCGTCAGCGTTTCCGCGAAGTCGATGATCCGTTCCGCCTGTGCTACGTCAAAATAAAACTGATACGGCGCGGCCTCTGCCGCTGCCATGTCGTCTACATGCCGCTGGCACGCCAGCTTTACCAGCTCCCCGGCGTTTATCTTTCCCGCAAGGACGTCCAGGGCGTACTGTGTTGTCCTGTCCATGGATGCCCCGCCTTCCCTGCCTTATGCGAATTTGTCGAACTTGTTCTGCTTCGGTGCTTCCTTCGCCTTCGGGACGATCAGCCTGCACCTGGATGATACTGTCAGGCCGAAGTCCGCCGCCCCCTGCCTGCACTGCCTGAAGTACCTGTCCTGCATGATCGCCAGACGCTCGACCTGGCTGTTCACGCCCTGCACCGTCTTCATGATCGGGTTCCCCGCTTCGTCCTTGTCCTTGGTCTCGACTTCGATCTCAACCATCAGCGGCAGCTGTGCGATCTGCTCCGTGATCTCTCTGTATTTCTCCTGCGCGATCACCAGGCGCGCCAGTGCGTCGACGTCCAGGTTGGAGATCAGGTCGATCGCCCGCAGCTCCTTCACCGTCTTCCGGAAGGCCTTTTTCTGCGACGGCGTCAGGTATGCCGGCGCCGTGACTTTGTCTGCAGGCGCCCTGACTTCTGTCCGCTGGCGCTCTTCGATCTCGGCCTTCGTCAGGTGCTTCTTTCCCTTCGCAACGACCAGCGCGATCGGTTGCCTTTGTCCAGACATTCCGGTCTCCTTTCCGCTGCATTCACTGCAGAAATGTGTCAGATTCTGACCACATGCCCCTTCCGGCCCTATAATCTGGCGTTTTCGTGGGGATTTTTCTCCACGGATGAGGGGGGGCGCGACTAAACAGGGTTTTCAAAAACTTTTTTGATACCCCCGTAGGGTTCCCAATGCGTCTGCAGAATCCGCTGCAGCTGTATCTGTGTTCTGTGTTTTGTGTCTTCGTCCTTGTCATACAGCGCGCTGATGATGCCGTGGTTGGAGTTGGACAAAGGGAACAGGTTCAAAGGGTCCAGGCGCCTGTTCCAGTCGTCCTCAATCTCGACTATGTGATGCACCATGTCCGCGGTCGCGATCCGGTGCTGCACATGGAAGGCATAGAGGTCCAGTCCGTCGTACCGGCTTAAGATGTAGCCACGCATCGCGCGCCACTCCTTCGACACATAAAACTGCGCCGTCTTTTTGTTGCGCCGGAACAGGTTGTATTCCATGTGCCTGGACATCTGTCTGCCGGCTCCTTGTGCGCATGCCGGACACTGCGCGATCCCCTGCGGGATCAGCGTCCCGCACCTGCATTTATGCCACAGCATCGGGCCTCCTTTTCACTGCCTGCCATACGCGCCCGGTGCCTGTCAGCTGCCGGACGCGCCTGCGTGGATGGACGAAAATGGCGCAGAAAAAAGCGGCCACGCTTTCGGCGTGACCGCTTCCCTCTGCAGCAATTCCACGCTATCATTCTACTTCAGGCAAACCACCAGTAAAACCCCATCTTTTCCCCAGCTTTTTATCATTTCGGTTTTTGTTTTGATATGGTCCTATCGGTTTTATGCCTTCACCAGCTGATCCCTTCGATCCCGAAAAGCTTGACAGACATCTTCCTGATCAGCTCCTTGCACCATCGTGCCGGCGTGTTCTTTCCGCAGTTCTGCAGCTCCGCGATCTCTTCGTAGCTTTTGCCCTCGACATAGTGCAGGCGGAAGGCGTCGAACTTGCAGGACATGCTTCTGTCCTGGTACTCTCTTCGAAGTTCTTCCAAAGCTCTGTCGATGTTCACGATCATCATGGCCGTCTTCAGCTTTGTCCGCCTCACGCTTTCCAGGTGCGTGTCCTCGCTGATCAGCGACGCATACTGCGTGTATGCTTCCATATCCTCCACTTCAGACACCGCCGTCTCTACGAACCTGCGCATTTCGATGTACTGCTCCATCAGGATCCGCGTGTTGTACAGGATCCTGCCGCGCTGGATCTTCCTGTCCTCTTCAAGAACAGCCTGCACTATCTTTCTGATCTCTGCCCTGTCCTTCTGCTCCTGCTGCATATCTGTCCGTCTGCTCCTTCAGTTCTGCCAGCCGCATGCTGAGATTGTCGGGCGGCTTTTTCCTCCTGCCGCCTCTGCCCCTCGGCCTGTGTACCATCGGCATGCCGTGCATTCTCCTGTAATTGTTCGACGCCCTGGCCAGTTCCCTGTAGTACCTGCGCCATGCCTCGGCCTCTGCCTTCTGCTTTTCCGTCATGGATATGGACTCCATGACTTCCCGCACGTTGTGTATTATCTCTTCAAGTACCGGCGCCATGGCCGCGAATGCTTCCGCCATCTCTTTCGTCGCCGCTTCAAGTGATGGCCGCAGCGCTTCGAATGCCTCCCTGATCGCCTGCTGTTTTGCCCCGATCTCGGACATGTCTGGTTCCGGTATTTCCGGCATGGTCACTTTCGGCGGTTTCACTTCCGGCATCTCCGGCATGGTCAGCGGTTCCGGCACGCCTGCCCGGACATCTGCCCCGAAGAACCTTTTGACCTTTTCCCACGCCCTTCTGGCCGCTTCCTTTATCCGCATTTCCTCACCTTCTTTCTTTTCGATCACGAAAAAGGCAGTTCTTCGTCGATGCCGTCCGGTATATTCATGAATCCGTCATAACCGGCGTCGCCCTCTGCCGGCGTCGGCGTGTATGCCCCGCTCTGCGCCTGGCTGTTTCCTCCGTTCTGTCTCGCTGATCCTGCCGCCTTGCTTTCTGCGAATTCCACATCTTCGCATACGACGTCCGTCGTGTAGACCTTTACGCCGTCGCGGTTCGTGTAGGAGCCTGTCTGCAGGCGTCCTGTGACGGCGATCTTTGTCCCCTTCTTGATCCACTTTTCGATAAATTCGCCAGCTTTGCCGAAGGCGACGCAGGAAGGGAAATCCGCGGTCTGCTGGCCCTCCTGCCGGCGGCCCTTTCTGTCGACCGCAAGCGTGAACCGCGCTATGCACATCTGGTCCTGTCCCTGTGTATATCTGATATCCGGGTCGCGGGTCAGGCGCCCGATCATAATGACCTTATTCATCTTTTCCGCTCTCCTTCTCTGATTCCCTGATGACCTGCACGACTGCCGCCAGAATCATCAGGATCAGGGCGGCCGCCACCGCGGCGACCAGCGCGATCCCGGCCAGGCCCGCCATCATGAAAAATACTCTTGCCGGTTCTGCCATCAGTTCATGCATTTGCGCATTCCTCCCTGTATTTCTCTTTGAGCCGTTCCGCCCTTTTCAGCATTTTGGTTTTCAGTCTCTGTTCTTCCTTCTGCAGGTTCTCTATAGTCTCTTTCCTGCTGTGTATGCTGATGTGCAGCCTGATCATCCGCTGGAGCCTGCGGCGCTTCTGCACGTTCAGGCTCTGTTCATGATCGTAGACGCCCACGGTGTAGTGCTTCCCGCAGGCTTCACAGCAGAAATACTTTTCTACGACCGGGAAATAGCCGTCCCTGTCTTTGGCGATCTCCCTTGTCCACAGGTTTATCACGGTTTCCTTGCCGCATGCGTCGCATATCACGCGGGCGCCCTCTGCCTCGTTCATTGTCCGGCCTCCTTCCCGTCATCCTGTGCGCCGTTCCCGTTTTCGACCGGGACGCCGATCAGGTGCGCCATCATGGACGCGATGGCCACATCGAAGTGCTTTTCGATCAGGGCATATTGTCCGTTCGGCATGGTCTCCCACAGCATCGTCTGAATGTCGCGGATCGCGTGCAGGGCCTCCTGCAGGCTCTCTTCATTCAGCAGGTTCTTCACGCTGTAGGACTTCCCGGCCGGCGCTGTGAATAATTCTTTGTCTGCCATCAGTCTTCGTCCTCCAGATCAATCAGTCCCAGCGATTCCGCGTCGTAGATGTCCATGACGCCGATTACTGCGTAGCCTTCCACGATCCCGCTGGAAGATCCCGCGTCGTCCACGCATGTGATACAGGCCTTCATGGTCTTGCCTGTGTGCGCTCCGTCTTTGACTGCCAGGAGCAGAAGCCGGTCGCCTTGTTTGTAGGGCATCTGTTTGTCCTGCATGACGATCATGTAGGGGATCCGCTGCGTGTTGATGTCGTCGAGCATCTTTTCCGACACGCGCATGGTCCGAAGCCCCCTCTGCCGGAATGATTTCTCGTCCGGGCCTGTTTTGGCCTTTTCTGCTTCTTTTTGGTCCTCCATCTCCTGGAGTTTCTTTTTCGTCTCGCGGTCGATCCGGTCCTGTTCCTCGCTGTAGCGCTGTTCTTGGGTCTTTCTGGCTTCTTTGCGGTCGACATAGCTGTCGCAGGTCGTGACATTGGTCTGTTTCTGCGCGCAGTGTTCATAATTGTCGCAGCTGTAGCAGATGCTTTCCTTTGCCTGCGGATGGGCGTCCACCAGTTCCGGCGCAGGCGTGAACAGGCCGGCCGCGATGACTTTGTCGGCGAAGGTCTTCCACGTGACCCGCTTGCGGCTTGCTTTTCTGCCGTCCTGGCTTTCCGCTTCCAGGCGGATGCCGACAGGGTCACAGTTTATGTACCAAATCGACGCATCGTGCACAGAAAAGCCCTGCCAGCCTGAACCCATGCGCCTTTTAAGCAGTTCCAGAAGGCCGGTCTTTGTGGTTTCGCTGCTGATCTGGATCCGGTCTTTTACTCTGTCCCATGCGTCGGCGATCTCCTGATCTGTCGGGTCCAGGCCTTCCGCGTACGGATCCGCAGCGGTGCCCTCTGCCTCTGCAGGCTCTTCCGGATCCTCTTCCGGGTCCGCTTCCGGCGCTTCGTCAGGCTGCAGGTCCTCCGTGAAGTCGTCCAGCGTCATCTGGCCGTCCATTTCCTTGTCCGCCTCTGCCATCTCTGCTTTCAGGTCCCTGATCTGCTGGACGGACAACTGGTCGCCCATCATATAGCCGCCATACAGCTTCGCCTGTTCCTCGGACGGCAGGCCTGACAGCTCGTAGGCCACGGAAAAGGCAATGTCCCCGCCCTTCAGGGCGTCACGGAAGGCGCCGATCAGGTTGTGGTCGATGGCCTCGATCTGCGCGATCTTGGTCCCGCTGATCCCTGTCAGCCTGGAGACGGCGTCGCGGATCCTGCCGCCCTCTGCCGTCGGATCATTCTGCAGAATCTGTTTGATCTGCCTGATCTCTTCGGACTGCTCCGCGAATGTCTTCTGTCGGTACTGGTTGGCGGCGATCAGGCGCAGCATCTCCTGATTGTCGTCCAGTTCTTCCCCGTCGATGATGACACAGGTCACTTTGCAGAATTCCGTGTGTCCCTGTTCGGCCAGCATCTTCAGCGCCCGCCATCTGCGCTCGCCTGCCACGATCCTGTAGCGCTTCCCGTCTCCGTTCGGCCTGTCCACGACGGTCAGGTTCTCCATCAGGCCGAAGCATTTGATCGACTGTGCCAGCTGTTCGATGTCGCTGCAGGCATAGAAGTTCCGGCTGTTGCTGTAGATCTCCCTGATGTCGATCGCGTGCGTATCGATCCAGGCGACGGGCTTTCCTTCGATCTTTGCCTCGCAGGCCCTTTTGATCACGTCGTCCTTTGTCGGCTCCTCTGCCTGCGGCAGTGCTGTGTTATTGGTTTCCATTTTCGTCCGTTTCCTCCTTGTGCTTTATTTCCATCTCCCGCCGGAAGTATTCGTCATATGCTTCCGTGAGGCCGAATCTGGCGATCGCTTCGAACAGGGCGAAGGTCGACGCGAACAGGACAGAGGCGCGGTCCGTCCCATTGTGGAAGATCATGCGCCCTTCCGGTGTCGCCTCCAGGAGTACGCCCTCGTTTACCTTGTGACTTGTGCCGTCGGCATAGTCCACTGTGAATTCCGTCTTTGACAGCTTCAGGATCTCCGACGCCTTGATCTTTATGTGTGCTGTGCGGTCTTGTCTTTCTCTTTCCATGCCTTTGCTTCTCCTCCCTTCTTCAGGACAATGTCAATCATCCTTTGTTCTGCCTCCAACTCCCTGATGGCATCGTCGGCGCTCTGCATTCTCTGCAGTAATCTGTCGCGCTTTTCCATCTGCGCTTCTGTTTCGCAGGCCATCGCCATCATCCTGTCCGCAAGCTTTAAATAATCCGCCTCCTTTTTCCGGATGGCATTGCTTGCCGCTGCCCTGCGTTTTTTCAGGGCGGCCACCTTCCTTTCCGGCAGCTTGCGCCCGCTGTTTATGATCAGGATCATGATCTGGTATTCCGGGATCAGGGTCAGTTCGTGCAGGATCGTGATCATCTGGTTCTGGTTTTGCGCCCTGTCATACCTCCACACTATTTCCTTTTCGTCCATCCCCGTGTCCTCAAATCGTTATGTTGTAATAGAGCCGCATTTCCAGATCCGCGAACTTATACAGCGGCGTGGTGTCCGGTTCCATGGGCGGCGTCAGCTCCATCTTCTTCCAGTCCCGGCATCTGATCTCCGGAACCGCCCGCAGGTCCTTCACTTCGGCGTCCAGGTCTTTCGCCGTGATCCCCTGCCCTTCCGGATCCTCCATGATGATCGCGCGCCACCCTGCGCACAGCATCTTCTTGCCGCCGTGCGTCGTTTTGTATATACGCACGCGGTCCGGATTGTGCAGAATCTTCAGCATGTCCTTCAGTCTCATGTCAGCTCTTTGATCCTCCCGTCTTTGATGATGGACAGGTTCGGCACGCGCGGGACATTGTCGCGCAGCCCCGTGTTTACCCGCTTCAGGTTCACGTAATCTTCCAGGACCGCGATCGCGGCATCGGCTCCGTAGCATACGACGCAATAGTTTCCGTACCTGGCCGCGGTGCGCAGGAAGTCCTTCTGTGAATCCTGTATCCTGCCGTCCTCATACTTCAGTTCGATGTACAGGCCGCAATAATCCGCTTTCGGGACAGGAAGATGAAGATCGGGGACGCCGGCCTTCACGCCCATGGCTTTCAGTTTCCGGCCCTCTGCCGCATTCCGGCTCCCGCCGTTCGGGATGTGATGCAGCAGTTCCAGTTCCGGATGCCTGCGCATGTTCCAGCGCACCCAGTCCATGACCGCCATCTGTTCCGTGTCTTCGCTCCTTCGGATCATTGCCCTGTTCATTACTCCTTCTTTCTCTGCGCGCGGCGCTTTATGACGCGCTCCTTCGGCGGCGGCTCCGGCCTGCGCAGTTTCGCGTATATGTAGATCCCGCCGTTTATTTCGTTCGTCCGTCTCTCTGCAGACGTGAAGACGTACCCCTGCCGCGCGTACCATTTCAGCATCTTCTGTTCGATGCAGTTTTCATCCTGTGCCATGTCCCGGATGTCCTTGCGCGTGAATTTGTAGTGGTTGACCGTCTCGGCGGGTTTCTTCAGTCCCTTGGACGGCGTCCACTTCTTCTGTGATTTCTTCTTGCGCTCCTTGGTGATGTATTTGGCCATTCCGGTCAGGCCGTTTTCGTCCGCGTCCAGGCGCCTGACCTGGTTGCGCTTTCCCTTTATCCACAGGCGCTCGACCGTGTCCATGTCCATGTCTCCGTCCAGGACTACATGATGGTGCCATCGGCCTTCCTGCGTGCCTTCGGTCACATAGACATATCTGGCGTTTTTCAGTCCCCGCTTCTTGCGCTGGTAGTTCAGCCGCCGGATGAAGTTCTGCATGTTCTTCAGTGCTTCATCCATGGATGCCGGCATGCAGTCGTCCGTATAGGTGAAGGTCGCCCACAGGTCGCCGGATCCGAAGTTGGCGTTCAGGATCCGTTCGCACTGCTTGCGGCTGTTCTTCTCGTTCAGGTTCCGCTGTGCCCGGCGCTGCGATTCCCTCTGCGTGTCTGTCGGGATGTATGGGTTTTTGCTCTTGGGGAACTCCGGATAGATTTCCACTTCCAGCTGTGTGCCCGCCCGGATCTCCTTGGCCGCGTACCGGATCCCCTGTGCCGCCGTCCTTCTGGCGTCCAGGTCCGACAGGTTTTCCATCTGCTGATTGAAGGCCTGTTCGTAGTCGTACGGCTGCCCCCGGCCTGCCCTGTGTCTGCGCTTTCTGGTCATGATTACGGTTCTCTTTACCTTTGTGCCATCGGGCTATGGCCCTCCGGCACAGAACAGGGCGCGCCTTACGGCGCGCGATCCATCCATTTGATTATTTTTTGGATGTTCCCCCTGCCGGCTTTTGTGCCTGTAGCCTGTGTTCGTGGATTTGTTAGTATCCATTACAAGGACGGCATTCATTCGCGCATAACGAATGTCTGTTCGTTTGCCGTCCGCAGCGCTTGCATTTCTGCGTCAGGTTCGCTATCATGATGTCGTGTTCTGGTGGCGGATCCGGTGCGCTCCGGACTGCCATATACAGGCCCGCGTGGTTCTCCATGCGGGCCTGTTCCTTTGTATGGCTGTCCCTGCATTTTCTGTTTGTCTCCTGTTTCAGATCAGCAGCGCAATGGCGAAGACGACGATCAGTGCCATGGCGCATCCCAGCACGGCAGCCTGTGCCGCCCTCTCGTGTTTTGTGTCCTCCCGCTCCCTCTCGCGGACTCTCGCCTGGACTTCCCTGGCGACGGCCGTCTGCTCTGCGATCGTCATGTGCATCTGGTCCATCTGCAGGATGCATCTGCGGGCGGCCATGCGGATCCGGAAGCCGTTCAGTTCTTCCTTCTTTGTCCCCTGCGCCCTCTGCCTCTTCTGTGCTCTTTCCATGCCTGTTCCTTCCTTTCTATGTGTTCCGGTTTATGGTCCTTCCTGTCTTCATTCATTCGCGCTGTCCAGAAAATCGGACAGGCTGCCGTCGAACAGCTCCCTGATCTTTCCCGTCTGGCCCGGTTTGTCAGATTCGAACACTTTCACGATCGTCGGCTTTTCGTCTTTGAGGATGAAAAGCGCGACGGCCTTCTTCCAGTGGCGGATAGCCTCTTGGGCCTGCTCTTCGCTTTCGGCGCTGTCTTTGATCATCTGCTGGATGGCGTACAGGGCCATGAGGGTGTCTGTTCTCAGGTCCTTCAGGCTCCCTTCTATTTCTCCCTGTACCAGGGCGCCCTTCACTTTGATGTTGATCATGCCGGTGTGCTCCTTTCTGCCGTTGTTATCTCCTGGAGCTGTTCCAGGCGGTCCACTCCGCGTTCTCTTTGATCTCGTAGGACGTGCGCACGACTTCGTTCTCGATGATGTACATGATGTTCGTCACGGTCTGATCTTCGTTCGGATCCGTATAGTTCAGGATGTCGTTCGCCACGTTGTAAATGTTTTCAGGCGTCGGGTCGTTCTCTTTGACATAGTTCAGCATGTCTGTGTACTGCGCCACAGTCCCGCGCATGTAGAAGTGGTGGCTGACGCACATGCTGCGGATGCCCTCTGCATCCCATTTCCTCGTCGTCAGCAGAACCGGTTCGAACATTGCCTCGTAATCCTTCACTTTTCGCTTCTCCTTTCCATTGCTTTGATGATCCCGCGTTCCCGGTCGGACAGCTCCCAGCAGGTGGCGGCTGTCTCTCTTTCCGCCTTCAGCCTGCCGGCGGCCTGTTCGGCCTCTGCCTTCCTTGCGGCTGCGCTCTCTGACAGCAGATAGCCGCCTCCGAAGATCTGCTTCTTTTTCTCCTTCTGGCTGTCCAGGTCTTTGACCCAGTAGGCTTCCCCGTCCCTGATCCGCAGGTCGATCCCGTAGCGGCTTATGAATCCCGCCTGCGTCGCTGTGATCACTTCCGGCGGGTAGCTGTATTTCGGGATGTCCTTCTTCTTTCCCCTGGTGTTCTCTTCCTCGACGGCCATGATCGCCGCCCGCAGATCCGGCGCTGTGCGGATCCTGAATTCCGGGTCCAGGTTGGTGACGAACGCAGTGTTCACCTTTGCTCCGTTCTCGTATGTGATCGATGCGTCTGTGATGATGTGTGTCACCCCCCCCGCCCTGATCTGGAAGTTTGTCAAGTAGGGCGCGAACAAAAAGAACCTGATACCTGCTTCCATGTATGTCCTGACGATCTTGGTGATGATGGAAAAGGGCGGATTGTCTACCACTGTGCAGCCTTCCGGATAGTCCTGCGTCTCGTAGCTTCCGCCCGGCCAGAAGGGCCGCACGACCTTGTGCGGATCTATGCCGTATTCCTGGACGACCCACATCAGGAGCGTTTCGTAGATGTTGGGCGGCGTGAAGCAGTCGTCCGTCGTGCGCTTGGGTTTGAACTTCTCGACGAACTGTTCATACTCCTGATCCATTTCCGCCAGCGTCATCTGCCTGTTTATCTTTGCCATTGGTTCCCTCTGCCCTCTTGATCTTCTCCAATACCCTGACGCCGGTTTCTGCGAGGCATGTTTCCAGGGTCCGCGCCGGATCCCATCCGCATTCCTCTTCGATCGCGGCGATCTGTTCGTAGACGCGGGCACAGCGTTCATAGCCGAACCCGCACTTTCTGTGCAGTGCCAGCAGGATCCCGGCCGTGATCTGCGGCGCCATCCATTTCATCTGCTGCTTCCGCATGTAGATGTATTTGGCGGGTGTCATCTTTCCGGGATCGACCTTGGAATTCAAATAATGAAGGTCGCGCCAGCTCTTTCCGTCTCCGCACTGGATCTCGATCTTTGTCTCTTTCTCGCACATCTCGACCATGCTGTGGTCGATATCTCCGGCGCATTCATTCCAGACTTCTTCAATCAGTTCGAACAGCTTTATGATCCTGCCCTTTCTCCATCCCCAGTGTCTGTACAGGGCGATGGCGGCCGCGCCGTGGATCAGCTTCGCCTGCCGGTTTCCTTCCCTCTGCAGCTTTTCATCTGCTTCCCTGACCGGGTCCCTGCGTCTGCCCATCGGCTATGCTCCTTTCATAGGACAGCGGAAGCGGCCGCCATGCGCTGACATAAGCGCCGATCTTTGTATATGGATCGTCGTCGTCTCCACTGAAGAAGTTCCCGCCTTCGCTGTCTGTCCTGTACTGCCCGATGTCGAACATTTCCGGGACGTTCGTGAAGTTCACAAGGATGTACTTGCTGTATCCGTCTTCATCGGTCGGCGGCATCTCGCCGTCGCCGTCCATCACCGGGCGCCAGCGCTCGCGCCATTTTTCTTCCAGCGCTTCAATCGCCATATATACCGCTTTCAGCTCCCTGGTGTTCGCGATCGGGATCCGCTTCAGGATGTCGGCCGCTTCCTGAATTGTCAGAACTTCATCCATTTTCTTCCACTCCTTCCATCAGGTCTTCCATGGTGCATCCGAAAAATCTGGCCATCCTGTACAGCGCATAGGCCGACGGCTGTCTTTCGCCCCGCATCCATCTGAAGAATGTGTGCTCCAATACATTGACCTCTGCCGCAACTTCCCGCATCAGCAGACCCTTTTCATCGATCCGTTTCCGGATGTTCTCGCCGATCACTCTGGCGATCCTGTTGTCCATGTTCGTTCCTCCTTTCATGTATCCACAGTCTCCTGGCTGATCTGGATGTCCAAAGTGTCTATTTCTGGTTTCCGCTCTACCTTCACGCCTTTGGCTTCCAGCGCCTTCGTCCATACTTCTTTTACTTCCGGATCACAGTGTTCCATTGCGTCCGCCCATGAAGGGAAGCGCCCGTGTTTGTCATAGAACTTGTACTGATACGTCAGGCTGTCCCGGTTGTGCGGCTGCCGTGGATCATGCTTCACTGCGCACATCGGGCAGGTTCCTTCCGGTGTGCGCCCCAGCATAAGGATCCCGTGCTTTTCCTGTAAGAATCCCATATTGCTCCTTTCAATTGTTCGGTAGTTTCGGGCATCCTGCCCGTTCCCAGTCATCAGTGCAAAGCACCTCTATGTAATCTATTTCAATGATGAAATATTTAACCCCCGGGACGGCTCCCCATTCCGGTCTGCCCTTGCCTACTCTCAGCATTCCCCCTACCATCATGGTCGGACAGTCCAGCGAATACCCGGCGCGAAGAACAATATTATGAATCGGCACTCTGGCGTCCGTTTCCTCCATGCGCTTTGGGTTAAGCTGCCTATTGTGCATCCCCAGCGCCGTTGCGAACCTTTTGGCATAGTACGGGGTTATATCCCTGTATTCCTCTTTCTTTTCTCCGGAGCGGATCATGTCCCACCACTTTCGTTTGATAGGTAGTGTCATTTTCATCCTTTCCATTTGCGCCGGCGCAATCACGCTGGCTGTGATTTGTTACCTTGCTCCTGCTCCCTCTGCCGCTGCGCAAGCCATTCCTGGAACTCTTTCTCGTGTTCAGGGTCTTTGTAAAACTCTTCTGTGCTCCTGATCAGCTTGTTCAGCGCGCCTTTCATCCATACGCCTTCCAGCATGTTCGTCCCTCCGTTTTCTGCCGGCTGACTGCCGACGTCTGTCAGGCCGTCAGCGGACGGTCGCGTGCAATCTTCATACCTATCAGGATGCCCTTGACTTCCCGCTTCTCTTCCTCTGTCATGTCCTTCAGAAGTTCCGCGAAGTCTTCTCCGTCTTTCTTCCACTCTTCGATCTGGTCCTTTCCCGTCTTTTCAGTCTGAAGTTCAGGTTCAGTTCTTGTTCTTTCCTCTTTCATGGTTTCCTTTCTCCTTTCAAAAATGCCCAGCGTGTTCCGTCTGTAAACATTGTATGTGCGTATAGAAACATTGTCAATACTTTTTTGCTGTTTTTGTTGCATACGGAAACATTGAATGATATTATTGTTTTTGAAAGGAAGGTGCTGAAAATGAAAGAAAGACTTGCACAGCTCCGTAAAGCTCTGAATATGAGTATGGAAGCATTTGGCGACAAGGTTGGCGTCGGGCGTTCTACCATTAGCAGGCTCGAATCTGGAACCAACAACTTCACCGATCAGATGATCAGGTCCATATGTCGCGAATTTAATGTGAATTACAACTGGCTTGTTTCAGGCGTCGGTGATATGTTTGCCGCAGTCCCGCAGGATGCTATCGATGAATTGTGTGCGCAGTACAGCCTGGATGCTTTCGATCGGGCCCTGATTCAGGAATATCTGAAGATGCCCGCGGAATCCCGCAAGGCCCTGAAGGACTACATCCGGAACGTCATGAAGCGCGTCAGCGATGACGATCCGCAGGTGAAGATCAATAAAGAAGTGGAAGCGTACAGGAAGGAACTGGAAATAGAAGCAAGTCGCACGGAAGAATCGTCAGCTTCCGGCACTACTGCAGGCGAAGAAGGAATGGCATAGAATAACGCCCGTCGGTATCGGCGGGCGAATCTTTTAAACATAATAAAAGGACGCCGATCTGCTGGTAACAGACCGGCGCCCTCTGCCGTGTGAAGGCTCTTGTATGACCATGTATATTATAGCCTTCATATTGCAGATCTTGCAACATGGAGGTTTTTTCATGTCTGAAAATGCTGTGGTTTATGCTCGCTATTCCTCCAGGGGACAGAATGAGCAGTCTATAGAAGGACAGCTGGCGGCCGCGCAGAAATACGCCGACGATAAAGGCTATACTATCGTGAAGACTTACTGCGACAGGGCGAAGACTGGCACCAATGACAGGCGCGAATCCTTCCAGCAGATGCTGACGGACTGCGCGAAGCATCAGTTCACCGTTATCATCGTCTGGAAGGTCGACCGCTTCGGGCGGAACCGCTACGAGATCGCCATCAATAAAGCCCGAGCGAAGAATCACGGCGTGCGCGTCGAATACGTGGCAGAGAACATTTCCCCCGGCCCTGAAGGCGTGATCCTGGAATCAGTCCTTGAAGGCCTGGCCGAATACTACAGCCTGCAGCTGTCGCAGAATGTCGCCCGCGGGAAGCTGGAATCTGCGAAGAAGCATCACGTGATCGGCGGCATGCTTCCATACGGCTTCCGCGCGGCTCCTGATAAATCCTATGAAATAGATCCGGAACGCGCAGTGATCGCCCGGCAGATTTTTGAACGGTACGCCAAAGGGGAAACGATCTCGACCCTGCTGGCCTGGCTCGATGAATCCGGGATCCGGAACGCCCGCGGGACAAAGTTCACAAAGACGACCCTGCCGCGCATGCTCAAGGACGAACGCTATATCGGGACATATTCCTTCAAGGACATCATTCACGACGAAGACGCCATCCCGGCCATCGTAGACAAAAAGACTTTTGAAAAGGTGCAGATCATGATGAAGAACAACAAGCGCATGCCCTCGCATGCATGGGACTATTCCACTTATTTGCTGACCGGCAAGATCTTCTGCGGGCACTGCGGATCCATGATGATCGGCATGTCCGGCATTAACCGGCACGGCAACAAATACGGTTATTATGCATGTGCGGACCGGCGGAAGAAAGGCGGGACGTGCAAAAAGAAGAACGTGCGGCAGGACTGGATTGAACCGCTTGTCATCTCCGAAATCCTGAACCTGCTGCATGACGATGTCCTGTTTGGCCAGATCGTCGACGCGGCCTGGCGCTACTACCAGGAAGAAGTCAAAGCCGCGGATGAAACTGCAGGCCTGCGGGCGCAGCTCCGTGAAGCTGAACGCGGGATCTCTAATCTGGTCCGCGCCATGGAAGCCGGCGCAGTCTCTGAAGCCCTGGTCATCCGCCTGCAGTCCCTTGAAGATCAGAAGGCTGCGCTGAATAAGTCCATCGCCCAGGCGGAACTGGCACTCGGCCCGCGCCTGACCCGTGAACGAATCGAATTCTTCCTCCTGCGGTTCCGCGATTCGGATCCGGACCGCGAAGAAGACCGGAAGGCCATCGTCGACACCTTTGTAAATGCCATTTACCTGTACGACGATAAACTCACGATCACATTCAACTACAGGCCCGACGGCGTGAACAAAAAGCAGGTCACGCTGACGGATCTGGACGGCGACGGGGGTTCGTCCCTTGACCCGTCTATTCCACTGCGCGGGTTACGGTCGAACATTTTCAGCATTCGACTGTTCCGCCACGTGATCATTGTTACATTTACAATCGAACGCAGGTAATTAAAAACACGGCACCGCCTTTTCAGGCTGGTGCCGTGTTTTTTATCTGCATGGCTGTCCGGGCCCGGAACGCCTCCATGCTCTACAGGTTTACATCTGCGGCAATATAGTAGCCGGTCATGCCGTATTTTTTGCAGAAAGCTTTGATCCGTTTGATCAGTGTCTTTGATACTGTATACTCCAGCAGGAATGTTTCCATATTATGGCGTTTGACCCTGCGCATGTGTTTCTTGTACTCTTCGTGCTGCTTTTTGGTCTGCGTGCCGAATCTTCCCTTTCCGGAATACGATTTTATCCGGCTGTATACTTCCTCCTGTGTCACTCCGTTGATCCACGAAAAGCCTTCGTGCTCTGGATCCGCATCCATGAGCCGGTCCAGATATTCCTGGCCACCGTTGACCATGATGTATCCCCCGCCGCATGCCGCCTTAATATCTCTAAGGACAGTCGTGATAGCTATGAGCATTTCTCTACTGTCATGGTATTCCAGCACGTCGGTGTTATCAATCCACCATCCGACGCATCCCAGGTCCTTAATCTCCTTCGCGCGCTCAACGCACCACTTGCGGACTTCTTCTTCGCGCAGGTCTAAATACCATTCATGCTTCCAGTCAGGAAGCCGGCTCAATCTGTACGGCTCCAGGCGTTTGTAATACGGGCGTTCGTTCGATACTGATCCGATGGACAAATATCCCAGGACGGTGTACCCCGCGGCGCGCAGGGCCTTCACCTGTTCCTTTGTGTAGTCCTCCGGCTCGATCGCCAGAATGGTCCTCCCTTTTACCTTTACCGGCTTCGCCCTGGTCGTCAGCTTTACCTTGTATGCAGCCATTTCCATTACTCCTTTTTAAGGACTTCCGGCGCGACTTTGCCCAGGTATCCGACGATCGCGGTCAGCATGTCGCCAGGGCTTTCCATGTAGAAGTCGACGATATCCTGGACATCCGACCATCTTTCCGCCAGCTTCTTTCTGCGTGTGTCCCCGCTGCCGTAGATGTCCAGCAGAACCTTGACCGCCAGCTGCTTGTCGGACTGGTCCGGGAACGTCTTCTTCGGTGCCGCTGCCTTCGCGTCTCCTCTTGCGTATGCCTGCCACTGGTCCCTTGTCATGTATGCGATGTTCATGTCAAGGCCGTGCTGTCTCGTGCATCTGTATCCCTTGATGGATCCAGAAGGGCTGTACTGATGGATGGCAATATTCCTTCCCCATGCCCCGCAAGGCTTTCCGTCGGTCCACGGATTTCCCTGGTAGCCCGTGATGTCATAATCTGCATACTGCGCCATCCACAGGCCGCAGTGCTTCGCGACCGGCGACCAGTCGCGCCGGCGCGTCACGGATGCCGAAGTGTACAGAAGCGGCCACACGCCTGTCTTGTCGTGGACGCGCTGCATGAACTTCGCGACCCATTCGACTTCCCTGGATGTATTGAACACCCAGTTTTCGCCGCCATTGCGGTTGTGCTCCCAGTCCAGGAACAGCGCGCAGCCTCCGGCCCTGTGTCCGACGATCCGAAGGAAATAGTCCGCCTCTGCATTCGCGTCGCCGCCTGAAGCGTAATGGTAGGCGCCGACCAGCTTCCCGGCTGCTACGGCCTGCGCGTAGTGCTTCGAAAAATACGGGTTTGTGTAGCCGGTGCCCTGCGTAGCCTTCACGATCACGAAGTCCGCTTCGATCTTTGTGCAGTCCATTCCCGCCTGATAGCTGGCGATGTCTACGCCATTCATGACTTCTTTCATTATAAAAACCTCCGTCTTCTGATGTTCAAGCGATCGACGCGCCGCGCGGGACCATCGTCTTCACCTGCCTGAATGCCGCCTTTTCGCAGACATGCACGGTCTTCTGGTATTTCTTGCCCGCCAGCATATAGGTGACGGTCTTTCCGACCATGTTCTTTTCACCCTTCGCCGTGATCACTCCGCCCGCGATCGTCAGCTCTGTGCGTCCGCATACGTCGCCGGGGAGCAGGTTTCCATATTTCTGATATGCTTTCTGTGCGGCTTTTGTCTTCGCGTCCACTCCGATCGTCCCGATCGGCCAGGACTTCCATCCGGTGTGCAGGATCCAGTCGGGGCTAATGGCCTTGATAAATCTTTCCGTGTCTCCTGTATATAATCCGTGGTGGCTGGTCTTGTAGACATCGACATGCCCGACTTTTGCAGGGTCGAATTTAGATTCTTTTTTCCCGCAGTGGTGATCGCCGCATGTCAGCATTCGGATCCCGGCGACTTCGATCAGGGTACACAGGGACCGCATGTTTGTAGAATCCGTGCTGCTCCCTGTCTGCTGGAAGACGACCGTCCCATGGATCTTCCCGGTGTCGAATGTGCTGCCCTGCTTCAGGACGACAACTTCCGTCCCGTACTTCTTGCAGTCGGCCAGCAGGGTCTTGTACCTTTTTTTGTATTCCCCGGCGATGGTGCTTTCTGCAGGGACATAGCATCGTTTTATCCGCTTCGCCTTTACCAGGGCGTTCGCGTTGGAAGACATATGGTCGCTGTGAGGGTGGCTGATGTACAGGTCCACGCGGTCGCAGTCTTTGATCTCTTCCTTGATCCTGTCCATGGCGCCGGTCTTGAACGCGTCCATAATGAGGGCACTTTTTGCGTCGTCCTTTACGATCACAAGATCCCCCTGCAGGCCGTCAATTTCTTTTGTGCTCCGGTCCTTGTCCCTGAACAGAGAAATGATCCTGCCGGATACTGACGCGTCCGCGGCAGCGGCAGGCTGCTTCAGTGCTTTGTTTACTTCCTTCTGCACCGCCGCAGGATCATAGCCGCAGAACTTCAGGAGCAGTTCCCGGATCGCGTTGGTCCCGAACTTGTCCTGAAGAACCAGCTGTGCGGCCTCCGCGTTCGTCCTTCCTTTCAGCGCGTAGATGTCGTCGATCTTATCCTGGACGGCAGTCGCCCAATTTCCGAGGCGCTTTCTCCTGTATTTTCCTTTTCCTGCATGGTTGGCGATCACATAGACGGCCAGGTCAAAGACGGTCTTGTCGATATCACTCCATACCCGGTCGACTTCGTCCTGAATCTTTTCGGTGTTCTTCTTTCCGAATACCGACAGCTGCTTCTTTCTCGTGTCACCCGAACTGTAGGCGTTCAGAATACAGTCCGCGGCCGCGATCGCAATCTGCAGGTTTGTCATGTCGGGCATCGCCTTGTACTTCGGCCTGACGTATCCGATCACGGACCTGCCTTTGTAGCTGCGCCGGCCGCAGCCTCCGTTGTAGTTCCCGGCCACGTCGATGTAGAAGCCGACATTTGCTTCTGTATGGTTTGGCTTTCCGCTGGATCCAAATACAAGGATGTCGCCCGGAAGGATCCCATTTGTCCCGCCGTGCCAGATGCCCTTCTTCTGCGCGTTCTTTTTCAGCGTCCCGCTGGTCTGCGCATATCCTCCGATCATGTCGATCCCGCCGGCGCGATGCATGGCCGCCATCAAGGTTTCAGTGCACCATGCGTCTTTCATTGTGGCGTGATGTCCGAAGCCGTTCAGGTCTTTGATCACGTCTTCGTGCGCCGAATCGCTCCCGTCGTACTTTGTGAGTGCTTCCAAAAAATCCCATACTGTACACGCCATCGTGTTCCCTCCGTCTGCCCTGCAGATTAGTCAGCAATAAATTCCACGTGTTCCGGGCGGCCGCTCACATAGTAGCCGCTTGCCGTCTTGTACATGACGCCTTCCGGCGTTGTGGCCTTCTGTGTCACCCTTCTTTCGTCGAATTTGGTGACGCCGCAGACGGTGTCGGAAGAAAAAGACGGCGCCCTGTGCAGGCGAAGCTTTCCGTCGAACACGCGGCGAATCACGCCGGTCACGCTTTCTTCTTTGATCCCGGCCGGCTCCTGCTCCTGGACTTCCTGTTCCTCTGCAGGCTTTTCGTCGGGCGTCTCCTGCTGCTGGCCGCCTTCCTGCTCCTGTGCGGTCTCGCCGGCTGCCGCCGTCTCTTCCTCCTGCTGTTCTCCTTCTGAACCCTCGACGGGTTCCGGATAGATCTGAACAGCATCTTCGTCGTACACGTTCATGCCGTTCTTGTCCGCTGCCTTCTTTGCGCCGTCCAGCGTCTTGTATTCCTTCGCGCTCTCGAAGTCATGTCCTGTGTAGTACATTCTTGTCCTCCTTCTTTAGTGGTACCTGGCGGTCAGTTCGGCTCGTCGTACTCGCGGGCGCGGTCAGAATCTGACACGCCCTTCGTCGTCGGATCTACGACGACGCCCATGATCACCAGCACGGCGAACAGTGCCTCGATGATAGCGGTCAGCTGTGCATTGATTGTTTCGGTGTCGATCTGGAACCCGAACAGCGCCGCGACTGCCCTGATCAGTGTCAGGACCGCAGGGATGAATGCAAGCCAGAACCATTTATTTTTAATCCTTACCTTCCAGTTGATCATGATTCCTCCTGGTTTTTTAATACGCGGAAGGCTTGCCCGGCCTCCCGCGTCTGCCTCGTTTATACTGTTTTCTTTCCCGACGCATCCGGCCGAATCTGCAGAAGTGATTCCATCCGGTCGACGCGCTTGTGCAAGGACTTCATGCTTTCTTCCGTCCTGATCGTCCGCTCGTTCACGCGCTCCATCTCCTCTTTGTGGGATTTGATGTCCTGCTTTACCTCGATCAGCGAATTCTGGATGATCTCCAGCTTTGTCAGGATTGCACTTTCCTGCTTTCCGACTTCTTCCGCTTCCTTGCGGTCGTCTTTCCCGGATGCTTTATTCCCGTTGTAGATCGAAAACAAAAGCGCCAGCACAGATATAACAACTGCAGCCCACTGTGGTGTCATTCTTCATGTCCTCCTGAGTTTGTATTCTATTCTGTCCAGCTGCCTGTCCGCGTCTTCCCGCGCCTGGCGCAGGTCTTCCCGGATAGCTTCTTCCATTTTCGTCCGTTCGATCAGTTCCGCCTGTTTCCGGATGATCCGCGCCATCGTGTCTGTGACTTCGCACATCATGTCCACGACTTCCAGCAGTCCGCCGGAGCCGCCATCCCACGGCGGCGTGTCCCTTTCGCTCATGCTTTCCTGATCCTTTCCTGTCACTCTTCCTCTTCGACGATCAGCTCTTCCATGCCGCTTTCGATCAGGATCTCGCGGACCTGGTCTTTAAGAAGGCGCGGAACCTGCGCGAATGTCTTCTTTCCCAGAATGATCTTCTGTGCCCATAACATGGCCATCATCGTGTCGACCTCCTTTCCGTAAAGTATTTGCAATAACGCCCGCCGGATGATCTTTGTGATCATTCGTACACCACTTCAGACATTTCCATGATGCACTCTTCCAGCATGGCGATCTGCTCTTTCTGCTCGCTGACGATCTTCGTCAGCTGCGCCCGTGTCATCGCTTCTTCTTCGGGCGCTGGCGGATCCGGATCCGGATGCGTGTCGTCCATTCCGTACTGCCACCACTTCGCGAAGTCCTCTTCGATCTCCTGCGCCGTCGCGGCCTTTCCGTCCGGCATGAAGAACTGTACTTCATCGAACCGGTACATTGTCCGATCCGGCTGATCCTCCTGTTTGTACGGCTGGATATTGTCCGCAAGGCGGACGAATATCTTCCCGCCCGGCAGATGTTCCAGTGTCACCTTCTGCGGCTTCTCTGCCGCGTCGCTCTTGTAATACATGCAGCCACTCCTTTCTTTTCTGCTGATCCAGCCGCTGGTAGAATCCCTGAACCTGTTCAGCCATCTTGATCAGTTCTTCCACGTGGTACTTTTCCTTCAGCCCGTGCGCGTCGGTCTGTTGCACGTAGCTGTTGTATGATATGATCTTCTGCGCACGATCCCGCCGCAGTGTTCCCGTATCCTTCAGTTCTCTGTATCCTCTGATCAGCTGTCTTCGTGCCCTCCGGAAGACGCGCCTGCGGATCGTGATGTGCGTCCTGCTGACCCTGTATCCCGCCATGTCCAGCATCGGGACGCCACGCTGCGCTTTTCCCGGAAGGCTCCGCCGTCGCTTCTCTTCTTCGATCGTCAGGATCTTACTGATTCCGGATGTCGTCTTCAGCTCGATTCCCATTTCCTTCCGGAAGTATTTGTCCAGATGCTTCGTCGCCCGTTTCAGTCCTTTTATGGATTTGGACATCAGCGCGAAGTCGTCCATGAAGGTGACGACGCGGATCACGTACGGGATCTTCTTCCCGCGCCGCGTGGTTCCCTGTGCGTACAGGTCGCGGATCGCGTAGGACATCGCGAAATTGAACAGCCAGGCATCGATGTACCCGCCGATGATCAGATGCCCGTCCGGCGCGATCCGTCCCAGATATTCCAGCAGGACGATCGCGGCCTTCGCCTTCGGGATTTCCTTCTTCAGGATGTCCACGCAGACCTGATACTTCAGCGTCGCGTATGCGTGGACGACGTCCGTCTTCTGGATGTACCTGACGCCGACCGTCTCCTTCAGAAGGTATCTGTGCGCCTGATCCTTCAGCAGCGTCTGACCGCGTCCCGGAATGCTGGCGTGCTGCGTCGGCAGAAGCCGCGCGTTGATCAGCGGTTCGATCATCAGCTTTTCGACGTGTCCGATCAGCTGATGCAGGATTGACAGCAGTGCGATGTCCCGCGTCTTCCCTGTCATGCCGTCCGGACGCTGGCGGATCGTCGGCGGCTCCATGTCGTCCGGTTCGATCCCGTATTCGACCAGATCTTCCACGACGCCGTACAGCATCAGCCCGATCGAATGGATCGCTTCTTCCTTCACACGTCTGGATCCGGACAGATCGTCGATCAGGATTTCCGTCCTTCCGATTCCGGCGTACTTCTCGATGAATACCAGAATGTCGCGGCGCTTCCATTTGCTTTTGAAACATTCTTCGACTGCTTCTTCGCATAGCTTCAGGGACAGCTTCCTGTATCTCTTCGTGTGCATAATTCTTTATTTTGTGAAGCGGCGTTCGGTTGCGGTCTGACCTTAAAGCAGATCCGGCCTTGTTACTACTTGCCGCACGCGCAGCCCACAGCTGCGTGTTCCCCTTTCGAAGATTCCGGTTTTACTGATTTTTGCTTGCGCACGGATATGCAGGCGCACATCAGCAGACTTTCGCCTGCCTTCATGAAAATAAGTCGCGGACGGCTGTTCCAGTTCGCGTTACCGGGCGTGTTGTTGCCATTCTCGCACGCCAGCCCGGCATTCGCCCCGTTGTTCAAGTTCGCGAACCGCCACGGGCAGCGAACCCCGGCGGAGCCGGTACCGTTGAAGGCCGATCCCGCGCCTGCATACCCTGATTGTCTATAGTTACATCAGGGGACTTCCCCCTCTGGACGTCTTACGACGTCCATTCACCCCGCTTTTTACCCGCTCCACAAAGCCGCGGACGGCTGTACCAGTACGCGGAACCGGGCGTGTAGCCACTCACGCACGCCAGCCCGGCATACGCCCCGTCGGACAAGTTCGCGAACCGCCACGGGCAGCGAACCCCGGCGGAGCCGGTACCGCCGAAGGCCGACTTGAAGTATGTCGTCGCGGATCCGCCGACCTCTTCCGGGAACAGGACGCCCTTCTTTGTCTTCATGAAGGACTTCACATAGTTCCATCCGGATTTCATTCCTTCGTACAGCAGGCCAGTGTCTTCGTAGTTCGATGTCACGGATCCCGCCAGATTCTGACTGTCGCGGCATTCGTAGATCGAATAATCCCAATCAGACACAGCGTTCGCTGTTACGGTATAAAGCGGATCCAGGCCGACCACATATGCACCGTCCAGGACTTCCACGCCAGCCACACGAAGCGGCGACGTTCCATTCGTCAGACCGTGCGGGCATCCGTCCTTCCTTCCCGGAAGAAGTTCCGTCGCGCCTGAATGCCACGGCATCGTCGAAATATATGTCGTCGCTGTCGTGGTGAATGCGCTTTCCGTCTCGATGCCGACCGCTGCCAGTTCGTCGCCGTCGATCGTGACGGTTTCGATGGAACTGATTTTGACCAGATCCAGAATGTTCCGCATGTGCGCCTGTCCTCTGTCCTTGTTCGTGGACGATCCCATGTCGCCGATCGACACGGTCGAACCGACGATCAGGTTCGCGGCCTGCGTCGTCGACAGGATCACGCGCTTCACATTTTCTTCTGCCTTCGCCACCTGGTACTGTCTGTCGTAGCTGATGCAGCCGTTCGCGATGTTGCTGTTTTCCAGATCGAAGTGCCGCAGCTGCCACATCCGCAGGATCCATCTTGTATCGCAGTCATTCCACAGTCCTTCGTAGATCGTCATCTTGCGCGCTGCTGTGATGCCTGCGGTCGCGCTGGCGAAGTTGTACGGCCTGATGCCTGCGCCGGATGTCAGCGCGCCGCTGCTGTTCAGTCCGCCGGGGAATGAAGGATGCCATGTCAGCGCCCGCTTCGTTCCGTCCGGTGCGACATCCCCGGCGTCCGGATAGAATCCCGCGCCTTTGGTCGTCCGGAAGCTGATGAAATTGAACGACCCGTCGTTCCATTCCTTGATCCACAGCGCCAGCGCGAACGTCCAGACGGGCGCGTCTTCGCCTGTGATGTCGAATCCGTCTTCGCCTTCGAAGTATGTGATGTTCATGGTTCCATCTTCCAGGGACATCGCATTCGCCCGGATGTACCATGTCATCGGATCTTCGTCCGCCCAATCCTCGACCGCTGCGTCGGATGCTGTGCACAGCTGCGCAGCGTTCTTTCCTGCCAGATCATCCATCGGCGTCATCGCCGTGTTTCCGGATACTGCTGCATCATAGCTTCGCAGCGTGTACGTCTTGCTGTTCCACGCCTGCGCCGCTGCCTTTGCGAATCTTTCAAGGATCTTGTATTTGCTTGTCTCTCCTGCTGCTGCTGCGCGCGGATAGAATTCCCAGAACACGCGCGTGGTGTTCGTTCCGTCCAGGACGCTTTTGCACGCCGCGTCAAGGACAGCCGCATCGGATGACCCGCCGTTCAGCGCGATCGATTCCAGTGCGGCAGCGATCCGTTCGTGCTGTGTCCACGAAGGGAAAATCAGATCCATGTCTGCCATTTTCTTGTTCCTCCTTTATGCTGTGATCTTTGTCAGTGACATGTGCGGGACGCCCCGCTGCGCGTAGATCGCATACGCATATTTCACATCGTTGTCGCTGTCGTAGATGTACGACGCTTCATTGATCTGGCTTGCGATCTCCACGGCTTCATTCGCCTTATTCAGGACGATCGTCGCGTTCTCCTGCCGCGCGTTCTCTGCTGTGACGCGTCCGTTCTCTGCGGTCACGCGGGCGTTCTCTGCTTCGACGCGGGCGTTCTCTGCTTCGACGCGGGCGTTCTCTGCGGTCACGCGGGCGTTCTCCGCATTTGCGCGGCCTGTCTCTGCGCTGACGCGCCTGTTCTCTGCCGTCTTTCTGGCGTTCTCTGCGGTCACGCGGGCGGCTTCCGCTTCCGCGTATGCCTTCATGGTCGCGTCGAACAGTGACATTTCATCGCCGGATATGATGGCGTCTTCGTCCTTGACGCACGGTTCGATCTCGATTTCGAATGTGCAGGACGTGATGACTTCGGTCATGTCCCCGGACTTCACTTCGATTTCTGCCAGTGCCGTCCCCGCTGCCGCCAGTGTCTGCGACGTCAGTTCCATCGTGACGACAGACCCGGAAAACGTGCACGGCGAATATGCCCGCTTCAGATCCGGCTTCTTGATGTAGGCCGTGACGTTCGATCCGGGCGGGATCTCATAGTCTGCGCCCTGATTCAGCAGCTGAATTTCGACGTACCGTGTCGCCCTGTCGTGCTGCTTCGCCGATACCTGATACTGCTTCGTAGATCCTGACATCTCGATCTTCAGTCTTTTGATGACCCTGTTCAGGCTCATGTCTGCATCCTCCTTTCTACAGTCCTAATTTTTCTATGATCTGCGCGATCGTGACTGTCTCCCCGTTCGGCTTCTCAAATTCGCACGTCCCCCGGAAGATCGCATTGAATGCGAAGTCCGCATAGTTTTCGCGCGTCGCTTTCGACCCGAAGGCCACGCCGCGCCCTCCATGCAGGAAGTGCATCAGATAGACCGCCGTCGACACGAAGTCGATCACTGTCACAGTGTTGAACTGGTCTTTCAGGACATACTTCACATCGTAGGAAAATTCCGTGTCCAGATCTCCGCCGCAGACCGCCGTCTGCCCTTCGCCCGGACTGATCGTCTTCGGCGTTCCGTATGTCCAGTTGCTTGTCAGCTTGTAGGCCACTGTCAGCGTCAGACTGTTCTTCCCGTTGCACGTGCTGTATGTCGTGTCGGTCATCGCCAGAAAATAGACGCCTTCGTTCTCGATGGATCCGTCAGATCCGCAGCGCATCGAATCGACCGACAGCGTCGGCGGATCATATTCGACGACCGTGATCCGGGCGGACTTCTCTGCTGTCCTTCCTCTCTGATCCTTGACCGTGACTGTGATCGTCTTCACTCCGTATGTATCGAAGATCTTCGACGTCGGAAGTGACGTCGGCGTGCCCGTGTATGTCTTGTCGTCCACTTCCATCGTGACAGATACGATCGCGGATCCGTATGACGGCGTCACGCTCACGGCGGACAGGCCGACGTTCGACTGTTCTTCCACGAACATGTTCCACGATGCCGGGACGCGCCCGGCCTTGTCTGCGACCGTGACCGAATTGATCACCGGCACACAGTCATCCGGAACTGTCACTTTGATCTGTTTCGTGATAGTCTGATATACCTGTGTCCCGAAGATGCTTTCGATCTTCAGATCCATCCACCCGTATGTTGACGACGGAAGTTCTTCGTTCCACAGCTTCGGGATCTTGTAGCTGTTCGTGATCCGCGTCGCCTTCGCAGCCAGTTTCTTCGTGTTGCTGTATGTCTTATTCTTTAGCGTCCACGTGAACCTGTATGTCGCATCCGTCGTCAGTTTAATCGATATGGAATCGTCGCCGCTTTCTACGTTCAGCGGGACTGATTCGTTTCCTGTGATCTCGATGTCTGACGCGCCCGGATCCCATTCGTAATATGTCAGGCGTCCCAGATCATAGAATGACCGGACGCATTCAGACGGTTCCGAAACAGGATTCGTTCCGTACTTTATCGTGAAGAATGGTTTGTTGATTACCAGCTTTGTCCCGATGTTCAGTGTGGCTGCTGCGACATATTCGTTCCCGGCGATGCTCTTTTTCTTCGTCTTTATCGTCCATCTGTACTGTTTCCCGTCGATGATCGTCACCTTCGGGAAATCTTCGACCAGGCAGCCTAAAATCCACTCGTTATCACTGACTGATATGCTGACCGACGTGATCGTCGTGACGTCGCCTGATACGCTCCCGTAGGCCGTCGCAGGCTTCTGAAGTGCCACATTCGCCGTGATCGGTATGCCGAATGTTTTATTTGCCATCTGCTGCCACCTCCATCCGGAAGACGCCGCTGTCATCGATCAGCTGCTGATATACAGCCGGTCGTGCCGCTGCCTTCCTGATCTTCGTTTGCAGGCGCAGCGTGTTCGCCGTCGCCGGTTCTTCTTCCTGTGCTTCCCTCCATTTGACGCCCATCCCGTACTGTGTCGATATGAAGTCGAAGTATCCGCCGTCCTCTGCCGCTCCGACAGACCATCGTCTGACAGCTTCGACGTTCAGGATGTGCAGCTTGTCGTACTGGATGTATGCGACCGGCGATCCGTCCTGCCTGAATTCCAGGCGCGTGTTCGACAACATTGTGGAAAATGGCATCACGCCGCCGTCCTGCTTCTTGCCGATTTCAAGGCCGTCGTCTGTGTAATGGAAGTATGTTTCGTTCTCCTGTTTGAACGATTCCAGATCTTCGCCCTGCGCTGTGACCGTCTCTTCCATCGACCGGATCGAAATGTTCAAGTCGATCGATGTCTGTTCGATCATGGTCTGATATTCGTTCGTCATCTGCTCCACGGTCTTGTTGTTGGCATCGTCTGTGTATAGCTTCGCGGCTTCCTCTGCCGCCGATGCCATATCCCGCGATTCTGTCCGGATCGCCTGGACGGATGTCGCGATCTTTTCTTCCGAAGATGTGATCGCCGCCTGGACTTCTTCGGTCGTCCAGTACCCGCCCCGCAGGATCCGCTTCGTCCTCGATTCAGACACGGACACGGCATCCGACAGTGTCTTTTCCTGTGTCTCCGTCTGGATCTGTTCGAACGTCTTCACGACGCTGGACAGTTCGCAAGTGTTCTTCTGCGGATCCTTCGGATATTCCGTCATCTTCACGATCCGCTGCTTCGCCCGCGTGTTCTCCGTCTTCGATACGATCCACACTGTATCGCCGATGTCATAATCCAGAAGGCCGTATTCTTCAGACTGTGCCGCAAGATCTGCGACGTCGGCAGTGTAGGCCGTGTACGGTCTGGATGCTGTTTCCAGCTTCGCCCGTGCGTCCTCGATCAAGTTTTCCGTGATAGTGTACCGTTCGTCCTTCCAGACCTTCGGCACGATCTTGTCGCTGTACTGATGGTTGTCCAGGTACGGAACGCCGATCATGATTTCCGGCGTGATCCCGTCCTTGCCGATCGGATAGATCCGCGTGTAGAAGTCGTACGTGTTCGACTTCACTGTCAGCTTCCGAAGGTTCAGCCCCTCCATGAAGTATGCGCCGCGATCCGTCCCGATGTGTTCGTGCAGATGGATCACCTTCCGGATGCTGTCTATGCTGCATTCGCACATGTACGTCTTCAGGACGTCCTGAAGGACATCCCACGCCGTGCACGTGTCTTCTATGTCGACCGTCCGGCGCTTCGTGATCGTACACGTGCCGACCGTCCAGCCCGTTCCCTCGAAGGCGAATTCCAGGCAAGCGCGCGCCGTCTGTGTCTGCGATTCGAAGCCGTACGTGAATTCCTGCTGTTCCAGTTCTTCGATGTTCAGCTTCGCGACGTACCTGTTCTTCGTCGCCCCTGTCTCGATCTCCTTCAGGACGTATTCGTCTTCCTTCGTCCGGATGTAGTTTTCCGCTGCCAGTGCCGCGATCGCCGCGCCGTTCTTCGGATATGAAAACGACAGTTCCTTGTCCCCGGACGACAGCGTCTTTTCGATCTTCAGGTCGTCCATCATGTCGATCGCCGCGATCCGCTTGTGCAGCGCGTCGTATATCTGGATCATCCCGCTGCCCTCCTTACATCCACATCGGCGTATACGTCAGCACGACCTTCGCGGATCCGGAAGAAAACGTCAGATCGTTTTCGCCCGCTGCCAGGCGCGGGAACTGCCAGAACGACACCTGATCGAAGGCGTTCTTCCCGTCGATCGTCGCCGTCCCGCTCCTGCCGTCGATGATCAGCGTCTTCCCTGCTGCCAGTGTTTCCACGGTGTAGGCTTCGCCGTTCAATACGATCACGTAGTCCGTCAGCTGCTGCTTTGCCGTAACTGCCACGGCGCACGGCGCGTCCTTGCTGCTTTCCACGAAGATCTGCCCGGACGTCTTCCCGTCGAATGTGATTTCCAGATCGTCATCGAAGAAATACCCGTCGATCGACAGTTCCAGAATCTTCTTCGACAGATCCAGCGTCTTCGTCAGACTGTCGTCTGTCAGATATGCTTTGTATTTGCCTTTGTATCCCTTGATCTCTTCCAGGACGGCAGACTGGCGGAACTGCATCATGAATCTTGATACAGTCCGCTGAAGTTCTGCCCGGTTCCTTGCGCGGAAGTAGATCGTCAGCTTCAGCGTTCCCAGCGGGATGTCTGTTTCGTACTCCGTCGGAAGCAGTGCCCGCTGGATCATCTCCTTCTGGACACTGATCTTCGGCGGCTGCTCTTCGACCGTCAGCAGCTTCGCGCCGTATTCCCTGACGTCCACGCCGTTCACGATCATATTTCATCCCTCCTTATCTCTTCCGCTGTATCTTGTTTACGAATTCATTTTCGACGCGTGTGTATACTCTTTCCGCGACGACATCGCCGTCCATCGTGACGTATACATACACGACCGTTCCGCCTGTCAGTGCGTCCAGCTTCTTGTCCAGCATGTCGCCCAGGCGATCATAGAACGCTTTCAGCGGCAGGATCGCTTCTGCTCCCGCTTCGCCGCCTGCCAGCAGTGTGTTCCCGGATGCTCCGAATACTGTCGGACGTGTCATGATACCGCCTGATTTATACCAGCTGATCCCGAAGTGCGGGACTGACGGCGGATTCAGACTGAAGTGTCCGGATATATACGGATGCGGCAGTGCCAGATGCGGCAGGCTCCAATGGAAGTTAAACTTCGACCGCATGGCGCTGATCGCATTCGCCACGGCCTGCTTCGCCGCATTGATCGGCCTTTCGATCGCCGACTTGATGGCGTTCCATCCGGAAGACGCCGCGCTTTTCATGCTGTTCCATGCCGAAGACATCACGGACTTGATGCTGTTCATGACGGACTGGACTTTCGACTTCACCGCATTCACGGCTGACGTCACGCCTGACTTGATCGCATTCCATGCGGATGTCGTCGCGCTCTTCACTCCGTTCCACACGGACGTGATCGTGGTCTTGATCGCGTTGAAGATCGGCGTGACCGCTGTCTTGATCGCGTTCACTGCGGTCGTTACGGCTGTCTTGATCGCGTTCCAGACGGTCGATGTGGCTGTCTTGATCGCATTCCAGACGGTCGTGATCACGGTCTTGATGCCGTTCATGACGGTCGTGATCACGGTCTTGATGCCGTTCCACACTGTATCGATCACGGTCTTGATCGCCGTCATGACCGGCGTGATGATGTTGTCCTTCACGAAGTTCAGCGCGGTCGACACCGTGGTCTTGATCGCTTCCCATGCTGCCGTGATCGTCTCTTTGCAGTTCTCCCAGATGAACCGGAACGGAACCGTGATCAGCTGGAAGGCCGCGCTGATCAGTTCCACGATGAACATGATCGCGACCTGAATGACGCTTTTGATTCCTTCCCAGATCGTCGAAACTGTTTCCGCGACCGTCGTGAAGATCGTGCTGATCGTCGTCCAGACGGTCGTGCAGAATGTCGTGACGGTCGTGCTGATCGTTGTCCAGATCGTCGTGAAGAACGTGCTGATACCGTTCCAGATGCCTTCGAAGAACGTCTTGATATTCGTCCAGGCTTCTGACCAGCTTGTCCCGAAGAATCCCAGGAAGACGTCTGCGACGCCCTGGATCGCCGTCAGCACGCCGCTGAAGACGCCCTTGATGCCTTCCCAGATCGCCCCGAAGATCTCCTGCACGCCTGTCCATGCCTGTGTCCAGTTCCCTGTAAACAGGCCGATGAAGACGTCCAGCAGCCCCGTGATGATGCCGAAGGCCGTTTCCAGTACCGTCGCCACGATGCCGAAGGCCGCTTCGAATACGGGCGCTAACAGGTTGCAGAACCCGTCCCAGATCGCGCCGATTGCCTGCGTGACTGACTGAAAGTTAATTCCCAGTGCTGACAGCCTTTCCTGTATGCCGCCGACGAATTCCTGGAAGGCGCCTTTGATCCGCTCCCAGATCGCGATGATCGCGTTCCGGAAGTCTTCGTTCGTCCTCCACAGATGGATGAATGCCGCCACCAGCACGGCGATGACGCCGATCACGATTCCGATCGGCGATGTCAGGAAGCTGAACGCCGACGACAGTCCTGTCTGTGCCTTCGCAAGTATCCCGGATGCGCCGCCCGCTTTCGTGTACCACTCGACCATGTTCCCGATCTGCGTGGACACCTGACCCGTGAATATGATCATTTTTCCCAGCGCGACCAGTAAAGGCCCTGCTGCCGCCACGACCAGACCGATCCGGATGATCGCCTGCTTCTGTCCTTCGTCCATGTTGTTCAGCTTGTCCACGAAGTCCTGAATCTTGCCGACGACTTCGCGGATCTTCGGCATCAGCAGTTCACCGAAGCTGATCGCCAGTTCTTCCAGCTGTGACTTCAGGATGGTCAGCTGTCCCTGTAGGTTGTCCTGCTGCACCTCTGCCATCTTTTCAGCCGCGCCGGATGCGCCGCCGATCTTCGCGCGCAGATTGTCGAATGCTTCCCCGGAATCCTGAATCAGGAAGTTCGCGCCACGCAGTGATGCCGTGTCGAAGATCTGCCCCATGACGCTGTTGTAGTCCTCTTCGGACAGTTCGCCCAGCTTGCCCCGCAGATCTGTCAGAACGTCCTGAAGCGGCCTTGCCTTGCCCTCTGAATCGTAGGCGGACACGCCCAGCGCATCCAGTGCGTCCTTCGCCGTCGATGTCGGCTGATACAGGTTCTTCAGGACGCGCTGAAGCATGTTTCCGCCTTCAGCTGCGGATATATTGTGATTTCCCAGAATTCCCAGCGCTGTCGCTGTGTCTTCGAATGACTGGCCTGTGATGGATGCCTGGCCTGCTGCCTGTGCAAGTCCTGCGCCGAAGTCAGACACGGATCCCTTCGCACTGGATGCCGTGACCGCCAGAACGTCCGCGACCTTCGAAGCGTCCTGCGTCTTCATGCCGAAGCCGGACATGATGCCCGTCGCATAGTCTGCGGCCTGCGCGATGCCGATGTTACCAGCCGCTGCCAGATTCAGCGTCGCAGGCAGCGCGGAATAGATGTCATCCGTGTCCATGCCTGCCATCGCAAGGATGTTGATCGCGTCCGCTGCTTCACTGGCGGAAAACTTTGTGTCCTTTCCCATCGTCCGCGCCAGCTTCGACAGCGCGTCCATCGTGTTGACCGTTTCGCCGTTCAGCTTCGACGTGGAATCCTTCGTCAGACCCATCGTCGCCTGAACCTGTGACATCGAAGTGTCGAAGTTCGCGGCAGTCTTCACTGCTGCCGTTCCCAGTCCGACCGTCGCCATAGACGCGGGCATGATCGCTTCGCCGACCTTCGTGATCGTTCCGCCGATCTTGTTCGCCTTCTCTGCGTAGGCATCGAACGGCGCCCGTGCCAGTTCCGCGTTCACGTTCCGCAGCTGTACTTCCAGTTCTGCCAGCTTCGCCTTTGAAGATGTGACCGCGCCTTCCTGCTTCGTGATCGCTGTTTCTGTCTTCTGGATGCTTCTTTCTGTGTTTCCCAGCTGTGACTGTAGCTTTTCGTACTCTGCCTTCAGCTTCTTCGTCTGTTCAGAATCTTCGCCTGTGGCCTTCGCACTTGCTTCGTACGCCTTCTTCGCCGCTTCGACCTTCGTCTTCAGCGTGTCGTGCGTCGATTTCTGCTGTTCCAGCGCCTGCTTCAGCTTTGCGTGCTGTGCTTCGTTCTTTTCGACGATGTCTTTCTGAAGTCCTACTTTGCCAGTCAGTTCTGTGACCTTCGCCCGAAGGCCGTCCTGTGCGGATCCGGACAGCTTCGCCTGTGCAGCCGCAAGACTGTATTCGGACGACAGCTGTTTCATTTCTGCGGAACACTGCCGCATAGCAGCCTGAAACTGTTGTGTTTCGGCCTGTATGTTAATCTTTACGTCTGCCACGCTGTCCCGCTCCTTCCCTTAGTTTTCTTTCAGTGTCCGGATCTCAAATGCCACATAATCAAGCAGGCTCATGATGTCCGCTTCCATGCAGTCCTGATATGAATTCTTCATCAGCCGGATGCACAGCTTCACGACCCGGTCGACGTTCTCCCGGCAGATCTGCCAGAAGTTTCTTTCTTCCTGTGCTCCGTCGTCGTTGTATCCGTTTTCTTCGTCGTATTCGTCAAACGCTGATGCTTCCTTCTCGACCGCTTCCGGATGCTCCGGATTCAGATCAAGGAACTTCTGCGTGATGACGTCCTGCATGACGAAGTGCACTTGCTTCGCCGCTGTCATGACGTCTTCCGCGTCCATCTTCCTGATCTGCGTCATCGGCACGCCGAAGATCTCCGACAGGATCCGCGCATTCGCTTCGACCGCGTCTTCGATCGATTCGGTGACGTTCTGTTCCATGATCTCCGTGTACCGCCTGTACTGTCGAACAGACACTGCCGCACAGATCCGTTCATCCTCTCCGTACGGCAGCGTCATTTCCGGCATCACTCGCCACTTGTAAAATTTTCCTTGAACTTCTCCACCTTCGTGTCGACGTTCGCGGCGACGCTGACATCCATCATCGCGAATTCCATGATGATGTCTTCCGGTGACAGTTCACTGATCAGTTCGTCGCGTGTGAACTGGTCGCCGTACATCTCCACGATCACGTCCATCATCTCGACGAACTGATTGTAGTTGTACAGCCGCTGCTGTTTCTCCGTCTCCATGATCTCGTCTCGCAGCTTGATGTAGCGCATGTACGCCAGCGTCGTCATCTTCTGCGGCATCTGGTATTCCTTCCCGCCGATGATGATCTTTCTTTTCTTCACTGTGTTGGTTGCTGCCATTTTCGTCCCTCCTTAAAATGATCAGTTATTAGTTGTCAGTTGCCGGATGTCGGAAGTTCCTGTACGGTTTCGAACCATTTCTTGATCGCCGCTGCCGCGCTTGTATCCGCTTCCAGAAGGTTCCCTTCGTCGACCTCGATCTTGTAGTTCCCATCCAGCTGGCGTTCGTAGAAGTTGCCCTTCAGCGTCGCCGTCTGTGTTTTGGGGCTGGCTCCTTCGGTTTCGTAGTTGTCTTCCATCCCCTGATCGAAGCGCCCGGCGTACATCCAGCAGAATTCGTATTTGCCGTTCAG